ACTGAACAAGAGAAAGCAAGCTCAGCTATTAGGTATCTTGTTTGCAGAGTATCAGATTCTTACTACAGAGCAGGCTAGTATTGTAAGACAACAGATGGACAGACCTAGTCATGTCTATGTAGATAGCAACAGCTTGTGGGCATTCTACAACTTTGTTACTATAGCTTTACAGCATTCACATCCTAAAACTTGGATGGAAGATCAACGTGTCTTGCATTATTTCATTTCTACAGTAAATAACTTCCAACAGTGCACACCATCTGCACAGATAGTTGCACCTGTTCCTGTTGTTGTTGAAGCTGAGGTATCTTCAGCTGATCCTAATCAGGTAGATCTGGAAGATCTTATTGCTATTGCAGAAGCAGAAGAAGCTCAGTCAGAAACAGTAGTAACTTATACTGATCCTGTGGGAAATACTTTTGAAGCTATAGATTTTCATAACGAGGTGGTTAGTGATACTACCCAATTGGAAGATCCAGAAGATGAAGAAGATCTAAATGATTGGGTAAGTCTTCCATTAGAGGAATTAGCTAAGGTGGAAGATTTTCCTGGATATGAGCCTGCAGAAGATCAAGAATATACAGGAGAGAATGCTTCACACATGAAGGGTTCAGATTTTGATATTGATAAAGATGATTTTATATTTAATATCGGGGATACTGAAGAAAATACAGACCCTGACTTTTTCTAATACTATGTAGCCATAGTTTTTTGATTTATCACCAAGGGGGATGGCTTCGGCTGTCCCCCTTTTTTTTTTAACTTTACAACATGAAAGAACAATTAAAAGCAGTGGCAGAGTTCCACAAAGCATTCAAACAAAAAGATGGCAAGTGGCCACAACCATTAGAGCATGGAGAAGCTATTTTAAGACATAACTTAATGGCTGAAGAAAATGATGAATACCTAGAAGCATGTGAGAATAACTCACTTGTAGAGATAGCTGATGCACTAGGTGATCAGTTATATATCTTATGCGGAACCATTCTAAAACATGGTATGCAAGATATAATAGAAGATGTGTTCAGAGAAATACAAGCAAGCAATATGAGCAAGCTTGGTGAAGACGGCAAAGCCGTAATGAGAGAGGACGGTAAAATTTTAAAAGGACCTGGTTATTTTAAACCAAACCTTTCTAAATTTATAAAACCCAATCAAAAGAAATAGTAATTAGACCTAAAGACAGGGAAAATGTGTAGTGATCATACTCTTTACTAGGAGTATACAGTTCCCAACCAACTAGAAATCTTTCATGTGGTAGAACAAAGACAATGCTTAAATTCCACCAACTCATTTTCCTTGTCTTTTATAGGTCTTTTTGTAATTCTTTGAGCTTTTTAACTTACTAGTTTTAGTTTTAGCATGTACCCCTGGACGTGATACTTTAACTTTTGTATAAGTTTTAACTGCTGCTGATGTTGCTTTTGCCATTTTATTATTATTTTAATCTACCTGCATTTTCTAAGCCTTCTAAGGCTATATCTACTTGACCTGTATTACCATTAATACCTACGGTTTTTAATAAGTGACCAATAACTTTTGGAGACCCTTCTTTTTGCCATAGATATTCTCCTTGGTCAGTTTGATAATAAGCTTTTTCATTAAATGTTATAACTTTAAATATATCTTCAAAGATTTTTACATATAAACCTATAGTGTTTCCAAATGCTGAAGTTGTTGTAGTTGCCATCTTCATATAATCATCTGCTCCAAAGTTTACACCAAACATTGTAGGTAGTGGAACAAAAGCTGATGTTTCAGCCTGTGCACCTAATAACAATAACAATGCATGATTTTGTATAAAGCCCCAAGTTTTAAACTCATCAGTACCAAAAGCACCTGATCTTTCTCTTATTTTTTTAAACCTGTCTGGATCATCTGGATCATATCCCCACAACATTGAAGCTAATAGAGCCATTGTTATAATAAATAATGATTCAGTCAAGGTTCTCATTAAGTCTGCTTTTTGATCAGCAGGCATATATGACCAATACTTTCCTTTACTTTTGATTAATTCTTTCATGCCTAAAAAAGCATTTATGTAAAAACCAATAGTTGTTTTGGTAGTCATCCAATCATATCTCTTATTAAACTTAGGCTTGTACCATTTACCATCTTGAATTTCTACTGATGCTCCAAATCTATTTGTAAACATTGGAATAAACCATTTTCTCATGAAGGTAAACATTCTATATGGTAAATATAAATTACCTTCTGATTGAGCAAATTTATCATATGAACCATATAGTCTATGTGATACTCCTTGAAATTTATTTCTAAAAAGTTTAAACTTTTCAGATTTAGCAATTATAATCTCTTGACCATCTTCAAATTCAATAGCATCAACTACTTTATTTCTTTGTTGTAGTTCTTCTACAATAACACCATACATCTTAGCAATATCTTCAAGAGTTTGACCTTTTACATAGTCATGATATATGGTTTTATTACTCCAAGCAGGATCTACACCTGGCTTTAATTCAGCTATACCAGTATCTTTATTTATCTGCCAAGCATCCTTGTAGTTAAGCATTATAGTCTTACCATTTGATAATTTTTGCTCTACTTTTTGAGCATTTAAGAATGCACCAAACAATTGCAAAGATGCTTCCATCTCAAGGTTTTTACGGATGTTATACATCCATTCACCATTCATCATATCTTTTGCAAAGTTTCTAGATACTGATCTACCAAAATCATCCTCAATTTTAAATGCTGAATCAAACATCTCTATTAACTGAGATGATAATGCAGGTGTACCTTTACTATACACACTCTTTGCAGACCATTCTAACATAGTAGTTGCTGCCCAAAGTCTGGCTTTAGCTAAATCTTTTACAGTAATAAATTCTCCACCAGCAGACTCAATCATATTTTGTACAATCTGTCCGTATCTGTTTTTTAAATCTGAAGGAATATTAATTGCAAGAGATGCTCTAGCAGAAAGCTTTTGCATTTGACCAATAAACTTATCTAAATAAACTGAGCTTCCTTCACCACTGTATTGTTTACCATAGTATTCTCTTTCAATTAAAGATCTTACTTGACCAGCTCTATTATTTGAAGCTCCCGGTTTAGTTGTATGAACTAATTTACCTTTTATTCTATTTAGTGTTTTACTATAAGTATTAGGACTTTTAGGAGCATTAGCAGGATCTTCTAATGTATCTAGTATAGATTGAACAAGAGGAAGAGTTTGTAATAACTGACTCTGTTGCTCTAAAGACAATAAATACTTAAACATACCACGAACCACATCAGGATCAGTATTATCTACATCAATGTTATATAATCCAGAAACAGGTATATAAGATATCTCCTCAGAATTAAGATCAGTGTTTACTAATCTATATTCTTCAAGGTTATTATCTCTCTCATAGTTGTGTTCTCTTTCACCTTCATCTACTGATTTACCCCATGAATCTCTTAGATATTGGCCAACACCTTTTTTGATTTGATTATATCTTTCAGAAATTTCTCCAGATTGTATTCTAGTTAATGAATCTCTTAGAATATATCTTGGCATATCTAAGTATAGCTTAGACTTATTAGATTTATCTTCTTGGAATTCTAAATGTGCATCCTTCATCAATTTTAATAATTGAAATCTAGCACTAGTAGTCTGCTCTTTTAGACGCATGTAATCTTTATTGATATACTTGTCATCTTTGGCTGAATTAGAATCATTTACATTAGTAAACAACCTAGGTAGGTACTGACCTTTATTGTCAATATGTACACCAACTTCTAATTCTACTTCTCCGGTTTTTGAATTATAGCCTGTTCTATACTTATCTTTTACTCTATACTGTGAGTGTCTTGCATTTGGTAAGCCGTTAAATGTTTCCTCTTCACCAGTTAACTCATTAAGAAGCGTTGTTTTTTCATAATACTTCTCATTCTTAGGAATAGAGATTGAATTAGCCATTGTTCTTTCATATCTAAGTTCTAGCTTTCGAGTTTTATTATTTTTTACTTTTCTGCTAACATGGTTATCTCTAAACCAATCAACTAACTTACCATCAGTACTTAATAAGTTACGCATTTCTTGACCATTAATAAATGCATCTACTTCATCTTCAGTAACTGTTGCTACTTCTAGTCTTTGTAGATGTTCATTTAATGAATCAATATAATATTCAGTAGGTGTTTTTCTTGTAAGAGATGATAACTCTGCATAGATATTCTGCATCAATGCTACTTCTCCAATAGATAATCCAGACTTGGCTTGTTTTTCAAGTAATTGTCTATATCTTAACTTTTGTTCATCATTTAATTTATCAGATCCTTTTTTAGTTAATGCAATATATAAATCAAGTTCCTCAGCTTCATCTCTTGACAAACCAGTTTTTGTATCAAACTTAGCTTTATAGTCAATAATTTCTTGATTAAGTTTTTTAATCATCTTCATTTTCTCAGCACCTAATAACTCTGGTACTGGTTGTCCTTGCTCATCTTTATAAGCATACATGAGGTTATATATTTGATCAAAAGCATTGCTCATGTCAAATTCTTCACCCATTACTTTTACAATTTTTGATTGAAGCTCTCTTAACTTTGTAGTTAAATCTTTTCTTGAATCATAAAATTCTTGTGTATATGCAACCCTTAAGTTTTGTTTAAGCCAGTCTTGTTTTGCTTTTTCTAATTCATCAGCAGTAAGATCTTCTTGATCTTTTAAACTTAAAAATTCATTATAAGCAGTTTGTAATGAACCAGCTCTAGGTATAAACTCATAATAATCTCCTGATGCAGCTCTATGTTCTAAAAGTATTCTTGTGATTGATAAATCATAAACATCATTAGCTGGATCATCAACTTTTTCAGTACCATCTGGATATGTTAATGAGTAAAGATTTCTATAATCTCTCCATAGTTCTTGAAGAGTAGAATACTTTTGAAATCTTTCAAGCTCATCACTTAATTCATTTGATTCATTATTGTATGCGTCAAGTGCCATTTTTCTAGTAAGCCAAGCTCTCTTACCTAGATCTCCATACTTATCAAATATATTATCTTTCTCATAAACTTCAGGAATAAACTCATCATGCATGTAGTCTCTCTTGAACTGTCTTAATGCATTTGTTGCTTCCTTAATTTTTTCTTGATCTTCTGTAGACCATGCTTCATCAACCTGATACTCTAAAAGATCTTGTGCATATCTCCAACCATTACCAAATTCATTTAAGAAAGTAAATACTTCTTTCTCAACAGGTTTTTTTGTTTTTGGATCAATGAATAAGATCTTATCCTTAAACATTAATAAATCTGTAAGCTGTCTTGTTTTTAAAGTATTATATCCAACTCGTTCTAATAATGGTTCAAGTTGTTTCCTAAATTTATATGATTTTTCAAGGGCCCTGTTATTAGCTTCTGTTCTTTGATCATTAATAAAAATAGCTAATCCACCTACTATAGGATCATTACTAGATGTATAGCTCTCAAAGAATCTATTGAACCAACTTACATCTTTTAATTTACCTGACAAACCATCAGTAATTTTATCTTGGTTCATCAAGAAGGTATTATAGTCATCTATAAACTTCTTAATGTATTCAGGCTTAACTCCTTTCTTTTCATACTTGGCATATAGCTCTTCATAATCTTCTGGAGTCAATGTTTGTGTAACCGCACCATTATATAGCTCTTCTATCTCTGTGGGAGTAAGTTTCCCAGTTAATGCATTTTTTAAATTCTTACCAAGTTCTTCTTTTAAGAAGTCATTCATGTGACCTGTTATCTCAACATAGAAGTTAACTGCATTTTCTTTATAGATGTCACGGATTTTTTTATCAGCCCGCATCAAGTTGTTTTTAGTTTCATTAACTAAGTCAACAAGATCATTTGGTTGTGTAACATCAAAACCTTCAACTTCCATTAAGAGCTCATCAAATGTATTGAACATATCATTATATGATCTAACTGAGCTTCTGTATAAAAATAAAAGTGCCATTGCATCTCGGGAAGAATCAAACTGCCCACTCTTCTGCATCTTAACAAGATCATTAAAGATGTTCTGAGAAATATTATTTACAACAGTAACACTGTTTACAAAACTTCTTGCTCTGTTAGTTAAGTCCGTAGTTCTTGCTTTTTCTGCTTCAACAGTGTTTTTTATAATTTCATCAATTGATAGATCTTGAGTATTAGTTATGGTTTGATATCCACTAAGACTCTTTTTTACTCTTGGTGTTAACTCTTTAGTACCTTTAATAAATAAGGCTTCTCTTAACATTTTTTGGTAAAGCGGAGATCTTGTTCTAAAGTTCTTAGCTTTATCATATACTAATTGATTAGTTGCATATAAATCATTAAGAGAGTTCTGTATTTGATCAGCCTTTAAATTTTTAGTTAAAGAATCTGCCATAGCTTTTATTTCTCTGGCATATGCAAAGACATCATCATTAGTAACATTAGGAGTTTCATACTTAAATGATTTTTCCAAAAGCATATCAGCTAATTCATCAATGCTTGTATCAACATCTATTTTTGCTACACTAACTTTAAAGATTCTTTTTAATAGATTTCTTAAACTATCAAGCATCTTTCTTATAAAAGATTCAAATCCTTCAGATTCAATTTGTTCAGTTACTTTATTAGCAGCTCTAGTCTGTAATGCATATGCTAATGCTTCCTCTTTAAATAAGAAATTATTCTCATCTAATTCTGGATAGTTCATTTCCACATGCTCTTTAATTCTTTTACCTTCTAATGTTGCCATTAGAGAATCATAAAGATTATTAAATAAAGTAGGATTCTCTCTATAAATAGCTCTAAGTAAAGGGTGAGACATCTCGTGAAGTACTGTATCAAAGTTTACATTATCCCCAACAATGTATACGGTTCCTCCAAAGTAAAAAGCTGGTTCACCATTATATTTTTTCTTACTTGATTCATGTATTTGTCTAGCTTGTTCTGCTGTAATGTTCATGTATCTTACACCCAGTCCTTCAGCAAGTCTATTACCTAATGCATCTGCTGCTTCTCTAGCTCTTGCATTTTTAATTGTTGCTTCATCAATCTTTGAATCAGCTGGATCTGACATGCTTGTAAATTTATCATTTGCAAAAGTAAAATATCTAAATCCTTTATTGGTAAACTTATATCTATCTTCAAAGAAAGGGTCGAAATAAATAAGGTCAGTTAAGTCTTTACCTCTACCCATATTTATTTTTGCTTCAAAGATCTGTTTCCAATCTAAGTAGTAATTATCAAATACTAATGGATATTTACCCTCATCAGTTCTTAAAAAGAAATCAAGAACATATCTTTTAGGCAGTACTTTACCATTATCGGAAGCTTTAAAAAAGTTAGCTGCCCCACTACCATCTGCACCTTCTACAAGTACTGTTTCAGTTGGATGTTCAACATATCCAGAAATAGTTATTGATTCACCTTTCTTATGATCTTTACCAATAAAAGCAACTTCAAAATTCCAAGTTGGAAACAACTCCTTTAAGTTTTTATACCAAGATTGCTCTTCAAGAAATGGCATCATTTCTCTAACAAACTTTTCACTGTTTCTTTTACTTCTTTTTTTACTTAAAGGTAATCCTGTCTCTTGAATCCACTTTAAAAATTCCTCAGAATTTTTTTCACTTCTAAATTGTTCAAGAGTTATAATACCATCTATATCATGTAATTCTTCACTAATTGATCTTAGAACTCTACCATACTTTCTAAGTACTAATGAACCACTTAATTTATAGTCAAAAGGTGAGTCAAATAAAGTGTCAACTATATACTTTGCATAATCATCTCTTTGAAGACTTGTTTTATAAAATTTTTGCTCATATTCTTTACCCTTGTTATCAAAGAAATTTCCAGATTCATCTTGATAATAGTTTCTAATAAATTTTTGATATTGCTTTTTATATACATCATCTACAATGTCAAGAACAGTATTTCTAAGTTCTTCTTCTTTATATATAGTAATGGCTTTATTGTTAAGAATATTAGCCTGCCACCAGTTATAAAACCTATTCCACATTTTTAAAAACCAATTCTCAGCATACTTATCTTTATAACCTAAGCTTTCAAAGTATTCTTTACTGATATCAGGATTTTGTTTTTTATTCCCAAAATAATTGTTATCAACACCAACAACAATCATTTCTGCTACAAATTCTAGTATAGCTTGTTTATGAGCATATGGATTAAATCTTGTTGGATCATACTCATATACTTTATCAATTAAATCTTTAGCTTGTCTATCTTCAAGATAAGGTGTATCTACATATACATCATCTTCTTCTTCAGCTAGATAATCAATTTCTTCTTTTGATGTTTCTTCCGTAGTATTTTTACGTTTGTTATACTTTTCATAGACCTCTTTATATTTGGGCCAACTATCAATTCCTTTCCAAAGTTCAATACCAAGTTTAGACTTTTTACCTAAGAAACTAACAATAACATTAGCTGTTTGCATAGCCATGTCTTTGTCAGATATATTTTCTTTAATTGCTAAGAACTTTTGTAATAAATCAAAAGCTGCTAATGGATCCTCTTTAACTATAGTATTACCATTAGCATCAGTATAAGTTCTTCTTTTAATAGGGACCAATACTGCATCAGCATCAATTTCATCTACTTTGATATTTAATCCTTTCATAAATGAAAGCATTGCTGCTCTCATTTTTTTAGAATACTCTCTATTTAAACTTTCTGTTGAGAAAGTTTTTCTCATGTACATTGGATCTAATGACTCATCTGGTGGAAAGTATGCTTCTGGTTCTTTTAAAATATCAAAATCATTCTCAGCTATTTTTACTTCCTCTTCAAATCTCAATTTATCTAATGAATCAAACAATGCATCATTAGGTTGTACAAAAAGTCTTACACTGTATGTATCTCTATAGTATGCAGAAGATCTAGTAAGTTTTGTTTTTACTTCATAAGGATCATCAAAAAAATATTCACCTTGAGGAATTTTTATATCTGGATATTTAAGCTCTATAAATCTTGTGAACTCTTTATTAAAAGTATCAAATGCATTTTTATCTAAAATATCATTATACTCACCAAGTATACCCTTTTGTTTTAAATCTTCTAAAACTGTTGACTTAGATTCACAATACATTACTTAACATTTTAATGGGTTATTTTCACCTTCAAATTTAGCTAATATTTCCGCATCTGTAATTGGTTGTAAATTAGCTATTTGATCACTTACCTCATTTGCAAATTCAGAACCTGGGTTTAAGTACTGGAATTCCTCAAATAATCTTCTACTTAAATATACGAATAATTCTTGAGGCATCAAAGCAGGATCACCATAACCATTAATTGAGAAAGCAACTTTACCTCCATCATTAATTACATCATTAATCTGAGCAATTGAGTCTTCAATAATGTTTTTAATACCGTCATAGTATTTAGCATCTAGTTTAGAAAAAGCATCAGATAAACTATTTTGTCCTGCTATTAAACCTATAGAAGAGCTATTTGCAAATCTTTTCAATAACACCTGACCGGATATTTTTTTCTTAGCAAACTCAGCTGGAGACATCTGCTCATATGCTTGTTTCTGACCAAGGCTGAATTGATATACAAAAGTAATATCTGGATTATTTTCAACTATATACTTATATGCATCTGCTGTTTCTGATAGATCATTATAAACAAAAACATTAGGATTAACAGTTGAAATTAGATTTACTCTTTTTACAATTGTTTCTGGTATCTCTGTATCTTCTTCAGATATCTGATCTTCAAAAGACATTTCTGGGTTATTCCCCCAATAATTATATCCTTGAGATGTTTGACCCGTGGGTTCACCAATAGCTTCTTGCACTAATGCCTCACCACTTTTATTCCAAGATCTATTTGCATCTTCTGTGGAATCCATAATTACAGTACCACCGGCTTCAAGAATTTCTCTAGCATTTTCAATAGTTTCATATATAGCTTCTTTAGTTGCTTTATTGTTACCATTAACACTAACAAATGCTACAGTAAATTCACTTATTCTTCCTTCATAATTTATACTAATGCCACTCTTTGCTGCATCAATAGCATACTGATATGTGCTTGTACCAGGAGCTCCATATCCAACAAAATGATTTGCTAGATTAGCTTTACCTTGGTCTTTACCTTTTTTATCAATAGATAATTTAAATCCAAATATAGACTTTGAGCTTATAGCTTTGCTTGATTTTTTAGGATTACTTAAAACATTTTCAACATCATAACCTGTCAAATAGTTTTTAAAACGCATCTTGTTTTTATTATCAAGACCATTAGCTTTTACAAATCTATTTTTAAAATTGATTAGCATTTGATATTTCTGATCAGAACTTAAGTTTAAGAACTTAGATGTTTCATCATTCATAATATCTATAAACTGCTCAAAGTTTGTCAAGTTTAAGAAGTTGTATTTGTTTTTATTAGTACCAGCTTGCATCATAGCAATAAATGTAATCTTTGCAAAGAAGTCACTTATTCTGTTATTCTCTTCTCTGTCAGTTACTTTTTGCACTGTTCTATCTGCAAGATCTCTAAGATTTTTTGTATAAAGATTAGACTTGAAGCTATTCATATCTTTATCATCCACAAACAAGTTAAACATTGTTTTATCAAAACTTGTGTCTACAACCATTCTAGAAAGAACAGGATAGTCTTTTACAAAATCAGTTCTATATTCAGTTTTAATTCTGTCTAGTCTTACACCATATGCAGTATCAGGATTATTAAATAGATGGTATGGATTCAATACATTATCAAGTGCTCTTGAAGCTAGAATTTTTTCATAAGCATATCTTCTTAAAAAAGTGTCATTTGCTTCAACTCTACTCTTCTTAACATTCTCTAGTTCTTTTGCAAACTCTTTAGTTTTAACAACATCTGTTATAGGCATAAGATGTCTTAAGTACTCTCTTTCAATTACAAATCTGGTATACTCTTGTAAATTTGAATCTGTATTTTTAAATGTCCCTACAGGAAGCGGGTATAAACCACGTTTCATATAGCTATTTCTAGAATCTGAATCTTCTAAGAAGTCTTTATGGAAAAATTCTCTTTCAATTTGTACATTATCATATACCATTGTTGGTCCTTCTGGAGTTTCAACAACTTGCGCACCAAAGGTTAATCCAGCAGCTTGTGTAAGTTTAATTGAATCACTCAATGCATATGAACTATACTGATCATTAAGCTGATATTTTCTCATAGCATTTTGGAAAAGATAACTTAATAAGTCATTTCTAAATACCACTGGGAAGATATCTCTGTACTTTGCACCAAATGCTGCTTTTAGATATGCATTATTTTTAAAGTCAGATTGTATAGCATCTATATACATTTGAATATCTTCATCATATCTAAACTTAAATAATGGTTTAGATAAGCCTCTTACAAGCTTAGTATTAAAGAATGAACTAATAATTGAGTCATTAATCATACTCATTCTGAGATCCTGATCAATCTTAGATTCTGTAGCTAACTCTTCTAGTTTTGTTTCAGCTTGTATTGCTTGACCTACATCCGTCATTGTTGATGTATCTGGATTAGATGCCATCTTTAAAGCAGTGAGACCTTGTATCTGTTGCTCAATAGTTAGAAAGTGTAAGAACATTGTGCGAGAAAGATTACTTCTAGCTGCTTTAGGATTATCCTTTGAATCCTCTATCAGTTTAAGCATTTCTTCTTCTGTAAAGAAGTTTCTACCAGCTTTAGTAAAATACTTATCTAACATATCTGCTCCTACCTCATATCTAGAAACATTATCTGCTAAATATTTTTCAAAGTTTCTAGCAATTACATTTCCAGCAGCTTTAAATGCTGGACCTTGTGTACCTGGTAATTTTCTTAATGGTTCAGCAAATGTACTTTCTGCAAGTCTTTTTTCTTTTACATACTCTCTTACAAGAGGTTGTGATACAAAGTATACTGCTTCTTTAAAAGGAACTCCGGCTTTAAGTAAATATAATAGAATTGGAGCCACCTCATAGTTACCTTGTACAAAGAATACCCATGCATCTTTCTCAACATCCACCCAACCGTTCATTAACTGATTGATGATGTCAGCCACTTTATTTATACCATCAACATCATATTGTTTAGATATAGATATTACATCTTCTCCATTTTTTCTAACCTTATGGTGTCTTAATCCTAAAGTTGAGATTCTTTCATTTTCCTCAGTGCCATGTGTATACACAGCCGGCATTGTTGCACCTAATGAATTGAATATAACATTAAAGGTGTTTTCAATTGCTCCAAGACCGAGAGTCTTTTTACCTACAACATTTGACTCATGTTTATATAAGTTATATCCAACTTCAAATATTCTTGTTGGGCTGATCACTTCTTTTTGTTTTCCACGTTTATCTGGAGCAGAAAGATTTACTGTATCAGATGACATGTTTTCTAATGGATTATAGTCCATAACAAACTGAGCTAATTTATCTGCTGTAGGTTTAACAAGATATGTTCCGTTTGGTGTTGTTAAAGAAACAAAGTTCTCTGGCAATTCAAGTATACTTCTAATATTATTTAAGAGTAAGTTTTCAAGACCAGCTTTTTGCATAGCAAACATTTCTTCCTTAGTCAAATTATATTCAGAAGGATTTTTAAGTGCATTGTAGAACTCCTCAGCATTATCAAACAAGGTTTGCATAACATTTCCATCAGCATCAATGTTATTCATGAATATAGATAACTTATCAATGTCAAAGTCAGCTCCTGATTTAGCTACAATTTCTGCTGGAGGTATAATTATATTACCTGCTTCTGGAGGTAAGAAATGATATATCTCCATAAATTCCATAGAGTTAAGACCCTGCACCGGAATCCTAACACCCACCATAGTTATTGCTTTTCTGTTAGCTCCATCATTAGCATCTAACCATTCATCATCTTTAATAGCTTCATTAAGTCTATCAATTGTAGAAATAGGTTCACCTTTATATTCTAGGTTTAATAAACTTTCGTAGTCTCCTTGTAGTGAAATAGCAACCTTCATTGCAGTTGTCAATCCATTTTTTCCAACATGATATGTAGGTAAAAAGTTAGAGCCCATGTATTTTTTAACTGCTTCAGCCCTAGCAGTTTTATTCATCTTATCTAGATCTATTGGTAATTCAAATAGACCATCATAGAATGCAGATGATTTTTGTACAAGAGGTTCTCCTTTTACTTTTTGCTTGATTATTCTTTTGTTGATTAGAGACAATAAAAGTTTTTCAATCTTTACTGCTTCTGGATGTAGAGATAGGTCAAATCTTAAATCTCCAGCATCTGTAACATCAATAATATCAATTAAATCATCACTATATACATCATCAGCTGTAAGTGTGTCACGGATCATTTTTGCAAGCTTAGCTACACTATCTTTATCTTTAGGTACAAACTCACCGTCTTCAGTTTCTTCAAAACCAATTTCATTAATTAATTGATTTTTAAGTAGTTCAGTATATTCACCAACTCTATTAATATAATTTTGAGCAAGTTGTTTTACTCTTGGATCTTTAGAAACTATATCTCCATCTTCATATAATCCTTCAAGTACCATTTTTCTTAACTGAGTTGAGAAGATTGATACATTTTTATATTTAGAGTTTACTTCTGTTTGGTTCTTAAGATACTCTGCAAAAATTACATTTTTTGTAAATTGCACAGAACTATCAATATTACCGTTAGCATCTGTAATAACATCACCATTACCTATGTGACCAACCTTTTCTCCTGTTTCCATCAAAACATAATCAACATTTTGAGATAACATCATATCATGAATTTGGCCCAACTTAGTTAACTCTGTGTGAACAGAAGGAATCAAAGGAGCTAATGAAAATTTGTGAAAAGATGTTAAAGGCAGTCCAGTTGTCTTAATGTTGCCATAGTACTGTAATTTATATGGAGGAAAATATTCTTTAATCTCCGCAGCAGTAATAGGTTCATTATTTACAATTCTTTTATAAAGATTTTCTTGTTCAGGAGACCATTTATCTTCAAGAACTTTTAACATTCTATATGCTTCAAAATTAATCCATCCCTGACCATCAGCAACTTTCATGTTATTATAGTCTTGTAATACAGTTGCTGCTAATTCTTTTGCTTTTTCTTTTGCCTCTGTTTTAGAAAAGCCTGCTTTTATAAATCTTTCAGTATATTGTTTTTCATGAAGCTTATTGTATTCATCATAGTATGGAGATTTTTCAATAACCTCTTCTCTAATTATGGCAGATGTCAACGTTCCGTTATATGCATTTAAAGTATAACCTTCTCTTTCAGCATAGAGTCTTTGAAACATAGGACTATTTATATATGCTCTAGCTCTAAAGTCTGCACGGAACCCTCTACCACCAGAACCTAAACCAGCATTTCTTTTATGAAACTCTTCTTTATCGTGATTGTATTGTACAGCATCACCATAAGCTAGTATTGTTGTTTCATAGTTATGAATAAAATAGTTGTAAGTATATGCTTTGACAAACATTTTTTCTATTTGATCATTAGATAGATCTTGTTTACCAATCATTTCATAAAGACTCTGATCTACATATTTAGCACCTTGTAGTCTATTATAATTTTGCTGTGCCTGCTTGTTAAAGTAATTGATTATATCTTGTTTAACTTCTCTTCTTAAATCTACATTTTCATTGATAATATCTTTAAGATTAAAGTCTTGAACATTATAATAACCACTTGCTGACATTTCTGCAGTAGCTTCTTCTATATTCTGATCTATTATTGCATACAGTTTTTCTTGTGTTTCTGAAGTCAACATGTCATCAAAAGCTGTAAATGCCTCTCCTGCTTTTACTACTTGACCATTATCTTTTCTTATTACATCTCTGTTATAAGAAGAGAATTTTTCAAAATATGGCTTGTTTGATTTAAACCTATATATTCTTCCACCTTCTGCTGCAATATAACCAAGTATAATATTAAATGCTTCTAGTTCACCCTGATTGTTTCCAGCAACAGTATTATTTGGTGAGAAAGCTAAAGTATCTACGTATAAGTTATTTTGTTCTTTACCAGAATAAGTATTTACTTTTTTTGCTCTAAGATTCATTGCTGTTTGCTTAGAGGCATGTCTCATAAACTCTACCACACCGGATTGTAACATTGTATGTAGCTCTTGTAAAAATTTACTAGTAACATCTGTAGTAGCTGTTAAAGCTCCAGTAGATTCATTAGTATCTCTATTTACAATTTGAGTACCTCCAATGTTTTCTAATAAGAGCTGAGCTCCTGGAAACTTATTTCCATAATTATCTGATAATGGATTTAAGTCAAATATTGAATTTAATACTACAGAGAATTCTGAAGCAGGGTTATTTGCTTCATTCAGCCATCTCATATGCTGAAATCTACCGTTAGGATCTGCTTTACTCATGGTTAATTGTTGCCATGTCTCAGCTCTATTTATGGAAGTTACAATTCTAGTGATAGTGTTATCTAAGAATTGTTCCCATACTCTATTCTTTTCAGGAGTTAAAACACTAAAGTTAGAATAGCCATCTGAGTATCTGTTTTGTAACTCTGCTAAACCTGTTATTTTTGTTCTAACATCCCTTGCTTTTCCACCTGCAGCTTTTTCTATTGCTTCCGGTAATCCATTTAGTAAATAATACATTGGATTAAGCTTGAAATTTTCAGCAGCTGCATTTAATGCAATATCATCAGCTTTTGCTGATAGATGAACTAATCTTAAGTTGTCAAAAATAAAGTCAACATTGTATCTTCCTGCAAAAGATTTCTTTGGATTTCTAACAACTGTTCTAATATCAGCACTTGTCATATCCATAACAATACCAAGAGACTTTAAAAGATCATTTGCTTTAGACTGATCTAAGACTTTACCTTTATTGTCAACACTAAAATCCTTTATGATTTGTGCAACATTCAGATAATTAACACTTGAGTTATTGGGTCTTATTATATATGGGTTTGTTGCAGGATCTGCAATGTTAAAATTGGTTGTCCAATCATTTATAATTCTATATATATCAAGGTTGGCTGCAGATAATCTTGATTCATATCTAGCTTTTTCTGGTATAAATTTACCATCAACTTTTTTAGCTTTTTCTAAAACACTCTTATTAATTGTAAGTTGTATGTATGGAATAACTGGTTTTTTAAAGTCTTGCCAAAAACTTGTCTCAGATCTAAACTCACTACTATTATTATATGCAGCTGGGCCCATTTGATATGGATTAGGAAGTGCTTCAAGAACTTGAATAAATTCAGGATTGTTATCTGTACCTTCTCTAAGTCTCTCATACATTTCTTCAAAATCCAATGAACCCTGTAGAGTTCTGGCAGTTCTATTCCACATATCATTTAGTGGTTCTAAAACTGGAAGACCAAACTCATCAGTTTCTATACTGTATGCCTTTACACCATTCTCATCTGTTTCAAAAATATAATCCTCATTTTCATCTCTTTGCAGTTTGTATATTCCTGATAACATCATTAATGTATCGTCTGTAGCTAATTCTTTTGCTGAAAAAGTATTGCCCTCAGTAGATTTGAATACAGCAACTGTTGCATCTTCTGCATCATCAACATATTCATCTTTAAGAATACTAAATCTAGATCTTCTCATATGAAAAGATACTACACCCTTGTTAGTTTTCTTAGATAGAGATAGTGCAATGTCTCCAAAATTTGCAACTGCTTTAAATAAAGTATCAAGTTTATTTTGCTCTGCTAATTCAGTTATATAATCAGGATTTTCAGAAGTTGCATTTTTGAGAGTCAAGCCTTTTACAATGTCCACCTGCCTTTCATACAAAGCTGTTAACTGCTTCTCTACAGAAGCATACATCCTTTGTCTGTTATTTACATCTCCTAATAATCTTGTAGCACCACTTGTTGTATTATATCTTGTATTATATAGTCTAAAGTTTCTAGCAAATAAAGAATCTATAATATCAACAATTTTATTTGATTCTGTATCTGAAATTTCTACAAATGCTTCAGCTTCATTTTTTAAAGGTTGAATAAGATTTTTAGAGCTATTCAATCTTTGGAAACCTGGCATTATATTGCTCTCTGCATTCTGAGTATCAATTGTAAAATTACCGGTGTACAGTTTTTCAAAATATTCTTTAACTACAGGAATATCATAAAGCTTTGATACATCTTTTTTACTTGTTTTTCCAAAGAAGTAATCAATTAACTTTTTAATTTTATCAAATATAGTTTGAATAAATCCTTTTTGTTTTGTACCGTTAACAGCATATTCAATAAAGTCTTCAGCTAAGTCTTCTTCAATTTCTATATATTCTTTAGTTGCCCACTTATCATAGGTTCTAATAGTATCATATAGTTTAGTTTTTTCTTCTCTTGTAAGTACAAGCTGAGAAAAAGCATGCCATGCCTCATGGTATAATGTAATTGGTGTTGCATCTCCATAAAGATCTATTCTTGCTGCAAAACCTTCTTGTCTAAGTTTATTTGTTGCATCAGATAAAAGAGAGCCAGCAGAAAGAAATTTTCCATATGCAGTAGAGTTAAACACAAGAGCAAGTCTTTGCCTTTCTACTTTTGCTAGAAATTTTAAAGGAGTTGTATCCCACCATTTTTCTACTTCATCCCAAGTTTTAGCATTTCCATAAAGTTGATTCATCATTGATGATGCCACTTTCTTTCTCTCTATTCCTCCTTCAGGTATGTATTCAAAACCTTCAAGAAAGTCTAATGAAGGTATACTATTTATTTTTTTGTCATTTAGCTTTTGTTGTTCTACTGTTTTTGTTGGTACAGGTTCTTTTTCTGGAACAGTAGTAGACTCATCAACTGGTAAAGCAACTTTTGCTGCAGCTTTTTTATAAGTTTTAGAGGACTTAGAAACAAATCTTTTTACAAAATTTTCTTTACTGTTTTTCTTTATTATAAATCCACCTTTTGTTCTTGCAGGATATCTTAATGCAAAACCTTTAAAGGCTCTTACTTTAACGGGAATACCTAATTTTTTTGCAGCTTTGATTGATGCTTCCGCTATACCGGTTTGACCATTGCTTACAATTTTAGTTATAGGATATTGTTTAACTACTTCACTAAGAATATTGTATACATACTCATCAACATCCTTTTGAGTATAACCATCCTTAGATAATAAAGCCATGTCAGTTCCAACAATGTTTACTACACCATTAGATATCTTGGACAATCCCTGAACAATATTATTAACTGTATTTTCTGCCAGTTTAAAATTCTTTGGGGCATCCTTTTTAGAACCAATTTTTAGAGCATAGTATTTATCACTTTTTGAAATATTATTTGCTACTCCAGTGGCCATAAAAGATGTACCTAATCCAAAAACAACATCAGATTCTTTAGCATTAGCAAGCATTACTCCCTCATTATCTAAGGTACTTTGAAAAACTTCAATAGAAAATTTCTTTCCTGTTTCCTCATCTTCTTCAGTTATAGCTTTTGAAGGAAGTGAAACATTTGTACCATTATCAATATCATCTGATGTTAAATCATCATTGATTGGTGAGTCAATATCAATCTGCTCACTCAGTGGAGTTGTTAAATCTGCAGGTACAGTAAATGATAGATATGCATTTATTCCAACAAAGTAGTTTGCATCACCCTCTGTATAATCAACTTTCATGAATGGTTTAATAAAATCAAAGTAATCTTTCTTTACTTCTCTTATTATATCAACTCCATCTTTGTTTTTTGTTATTTGATAATCAGAAAACTGCACCCCTTTTTGGATTGCACCATCAACTGCAAAGTCCTCCATGTAACTCATACTTGCTGGATATGAGACTTGAGTACCATCATTTTTATTAATGATTTTTGTTTTCATTAGATGCTTACTAATTATATCAGCAGCATCATCTTTATCTAAGTCAACATTAGTTTTTTCTTTGGTAGCAGGATCTTCTAATACAACAGAAAGCTTTTGCTCATTCAGTACTTCTTTTATCTCTACATTAATTCTATTGTTAGTTGTAGTATTTGCTAAGAAGGTAGAGTAGTATTTAAGTTTAGCTTGTGGAGTCATAGGTTCTCCATTTAGTAAACCTTTTGTTGTTAAAACAGCTGCAATATTATCAGCAATCTCTTTTGTAATGTCCATTCTTTGTAAATAGATTTGGCCATTAACCGATACTCCAGCACTTACTTTATTAGTAAGGAAATAACTATATCCTTCAAGACCTGCTGCATGGATATAGATCATCTCAACATCATTAGCAAAATCTGTTTTAGAAAGTAACTGTGATTTATGTTCAATTATCCCGTAGCTTCCATCATTTATGGGTAGCATGACAAACTGTTGATCACTTGGTAAATTAGCAAGCTTTTCATTTAGTCTTGCTAAGTCATTCATTTTTTGTTTTTGCTTACTTCTAATATCTGATATTAATGATTGTCTTTCTTTATCTCCATACAAAATACCATTATTAGTTTCATCAGTTATTTGTTTTTGTGCAAGTTCCTCTGCTGAAATTAAATTATATATATAACCAGAGCGATTTCCTAGATATAACTTACCTTGTCTATTTACTACAGGTCTAATATATTGATAAACTATTCTTCCACCTTGTTTAACTACATTACCATTTTCATCAAATCTAATAGGATTACCTATTGTATCAGATATGATGGCAACATTGATATCATATGTTTTATTCTTAGCTAAGAATGTTTTATCATCATTAGTAAGATCATCCGGTGCAAGGGATCTAATAGGTTGAGCTCTTAATGCAACTGCAGTATCACCCAACATTACTTGATCATTTACATTCCTTTTCTTTGCACTCCATACAGTAGCTTTAATTACGTCATAGAAAAGTTTCTTTTGAGGATCTTTTTGATTTCTTTCAGCCTCACTCATTGTTTCAGGATTCTTTGCAATTGCAATATTTCCAGTTAACTTATCTGGATAATCTACTTTTGCTTTTTCCTGCACCGCAGACCAAATTCCTTTTTCATTGTTATTATTATCTTGACCAATATTTTTAGAGTTCTTATTGCTTGATTTAATACTACTCTTTATAGACTTAGAAGATGGCTTACTAACCGGACGAGTAACAAATTTTACTACATTATCTAAATTTTCAAAATCCAAAGATAAATCTTGTACATAGTCAAAACTTAAACCTGCATCTTTTCTTAAATATGTTTTAATTTCAAGATCATTCTTAACAATGTCTAACATATCTGGAATAGCTTGTACATAAAGAAGACCATTAGGTTCATCTTTATATTCTTCGTACACCTCCTTAATAAATTTATCAAGAGCTTTATTGTCAAATTTACCAAGTTTTGGATCATTGATTCTATCCATGATCTCTCCATGTACTATTGTGTATAAAGCACTTATATCATTTTCAGTATAGAGTTGACAAGCCATTCCTATTTTGGTTTACATTTATTAATATTATCTTCTTTACTCTTATTTTTCAATGCTGCTAATCTATCTTTTTTAGACATTGTAGATGCATTTTGTTTTGCTTGATTGATTAACTCAGGATTGTCTGCAAAATCTTTAATACTGCTTTTTGAAATTGTTGAATTTTCTTTTTCTTCTAGTGTGGGTTCCATAACTTCTTCTTCTACTTTTAATGCTTCTTCTGTAGTTTTAGTAAAGCTAGATTTTATCTGTGCATCAGTAAAAGTTTTCTGTCTTGGTTTACCATTTTGAATATTCTGAACTTGGTTAACAGTTACTTTACCATCTGCTTTTTTCTTAACTACTACTATTTCATTTTCAGTGATACCAAAGATAGGATTTTTGCTAATAAGATAATCACCTACATTAATATTTTCCTCTGATGTATCAATATTTAATGCTTTCTTTCTCATGAAATATACATTCTCAATCATATCTGTTGCCTCTATACTTGTTTCTGCAGATATTGCAAAAATTGCATCAGTATATGCTTTTTCTAATTCTGCTAAATCCTTAGCAGATTTAATAGCATCAATTAGTTTTACAAACTCTTCTACTGAGATTGATTCAATATCAAATGTAATACCTGACTTACCAGCAAGCAATGCTTTTCTTTCTTCTTCACTAAGTTCATCCTCCTCATTTACATTAGTTTCGGTAGTTTCTAAAGCAGATAATTTTGTTTCAAGTGTTTTCTTTCTAGCCATGATCTTTTCATATTCAGGAGAATATGTTACCATGCTACCGACAGTTATAACTCCACCATTTGGAAGTGCCGCTAACTTTTTATCTTGATCAGCAATTTGTTTTTTTAACTTTTTAATTTCAGCTTGTTTTTGAGCTTCAGTTAATACAGGTATAGATGGTGTCTCATCTATATTTTCTGGTTTTAAATTTTCTGGAAGAGCAGGAGCTTTCATAATTACACCATTCTCTGCTAAGACATTATCATCAATAGGAGTAAGTGGCATTGTTGTAGCCTTTTCTAAGTTCTTAACTCTTTTTTCTAATGCTTCAATCTCCTCAGTGTTTGGCGCAGTTGCTTTTTTAAGTGCAAGTATTTTATTATTTAGTTCTCTAATAACAGGAAGATTTAATTTCTTAGCTGCTGATTCAGCACTTAATATATTACCATCCATATCAGTTGTTAATTCAACCGGTAGAATTGATATATTATTGGCTAATTGTCCAGTCATATTAAATATTAATGCTCTATACAAAGAGAGTTGTAATCTATATGCAAACTTTTTACTGTAAGGATTATTCTCATCATTAAAAGATGCCCAGTTTTCAGGCTTACCTGTTTTAATATCTATGATTTTAAGATTGCCCTTTTTATCAATAGCAATTAAGTCCATAGCACCAACTAGTCCTGACTCAAGTAAAGTAGGATCATATAGGATAACATCTTGTGAAATAATATCAAACTCACCATCTATAGCTGCATCTTGTAGCTCAGTCACTATTCCTCTATCACCAAATAGATTATCATAGGCTTGTTGACTCATTTTAGCTGGCTTCTCAGGTCTCATAAACTTACCATTCTTATCCAAAGTAAATGCAACACGTGTCATTGCATCCACTGTATTACCAGCAATGGTAGATTCATCATGAGCAATATCTTTAACAACAGCAACTAATGTATCTTCTGTAAATCTATTATCTAATGCTTTTTTGATTTTATTAATCTTTCTCTGACTTTTTAGTTGTTTTAACTTATTATTTTTTAACTCACTTTCAAGAGCTTGAATAAATAAATTAACTCTTTCTGCATCAGAGGCAATAGCATCATCTTCTTTAATAGCTCTAAAGATAGAAATCAATTGACCTTGAGGTTTTCCTGTTTTAGCATCAACCCCTGGTTCTTTAATAGCAGCATATAGGTAAGCTTCTTTCTGATTGATTTTATTATCTATCTCTTCTGTAAGTTTTGTTACCCGCATTGGTCTACCGTCTACTCCTGGAAACTCATAACCAATTGTATTTCCTTCTGCATCTAAAACTCTTGTAACTCCACCTTGTTTGTTAACTACCATCTCTTCAAAAATTCTGAAGACTTGTTGATATTTACTTTTTGGTTTAGTATTTAATCTCAAGTAGTTTAGATATTTTCCTAACTCCTTTATATCATTTTTTATATTTCTTGATTGTTCTGCAGTTAGAGGTTTATCATTATAGTTATTTTTTCTAAGAATATTTTCTAACTCATCTCTCATCAATCGAATTCTAGTTAAACCATATTCAGTAATTGGTTTCTTTAAAGGCAAAAATTTAATGTTTGGTAAAGCTGATTCAAGATCCATAGGTCTTTCATTGTAAGCTTTAATCATTTGTTTTTGTTCTGGTTTTTCAAGCCAGTTATTCCTTAAAAGATTATATTGTTCAGGATTTACTCTTTCTAAATCTTTTGGTTTACCTAAACCTTGTGGAGCAGGTGAAGTTAAATACTCATCAAAAGCTATTTGTAACTCTGCTCTAAGATCATCAGGAAGTTCATTCCATGGTGCATTAAGATCTACCTCATCTGAAGTTGTTTTTTTAGATGGTGCTTGTGGTCTTGGTGGAGTATCTTCTGTAGATTCAGTAATTTGATCTTTTAATTTTTTTACAAGAGCATCATACCTTCTATTGGTTGTCTCAATTTGTTTTTGATAATCTTTCCAGGCATCAGTTGTTTCAATTGGTCTAACTGTTTCAGATTCTTCAACAGGCTCAATGGTATTTAATTCAGCAATTTTATCATTGAATATTTGATTAAGACCAAATTTCATTTCAACTGCTCTAAGTCTTTCTTCATCAGAGTAGTCTTCTTTACTTAATGTCTTAAGAAATTTTTTAGCTTCTTTAGTGTTATCAGCAATAGCTTTATCTTTTATCTCAGCCCAATTTTCAGGAATAAGATTCTGTTCAGCTAAAGCTTCATATAGTTCATTTAATTCTTCAGGTGTTTTAGCAAGTTCAACTTGTTTTTGCAATCCTATTAAATCATCTATCTCAGCTTTTATTTCCTCTGCTGTTTTACCTTCAGTAGTAGAAGGTTCCATTTCCTCCCATTCTTCTACTGTTTGCCCAGTAGTTGCTACTAAATTTTCTTCAAACTGAGATTTTAATTTTTCTAGTTGTTTATCTCTTCTCTCAATCAGTTGAGCAATTCTGATTTGAAGTTCAGCATTTTTTGCTTCTTCTCTCATCATGCCCTCAAACTCTTTTAGGTCTTGGTATTTATCAAGAACTGCCATATACCGGTCATAAGCTAAACTTCCTTCTGGTATAACTAATTGTCTTTTTTCATCATAGAATTCTGCAGGAGGGACACCCTCATCTCTAAACCTAATAAAATCACTTGATGACATGAAGATACCTTGGTTAGCTAAATAATTTAGTAAACCATTGTCTTCTATATTTGATAACTCTTCTTTAACTATATCTCTATAGTAATCTCCTCTTTTAAGCCAGAGGTCTGTCATCCATTTTTCATTTCTATAATAAACATCTAGAAAGCCTTGAGGGTCATTCATTACATTTATTACATCCACCATTGCTCTTGACTCATCATTGAGTTTATAAAAGTCAAGTACAAGTTCAAAAGAGTCTTCTACTTGATTGTTAAAGAGTGGATCATTAGATTTTGAGGCAAAAGTTTTTAATAAATTTTTATATTCAGATTCTAAATTATTTAATATTCTTGCTTCTATCTGCTCATTTTTTGGACCGAATCTATCTTCTATAAATTCATTTACTTCTTCTTCAGTTACAGTTTCACCTTCAGCTTTTTGTGACTGAAGCATTGCTTTAATTTGCGGGTAAGATCTATCCCTACTATAGTAGTCACTAAATTCTTGATATGCAATATAATATTTTTCAAAAGCTGCAGCTTGATTTAATTTTTCCTTTGCCATTTTTTTAGACTCAGGATCACCCACGGCTAATAAATTGTTAGCTTCATTTTTTAATAAGCCAACTTCATTATACATTTCTTCCGGTCTAAGTATAACATCAGACTCTCTTTTAGTCATATTTTTTAATGGTCTTTGCTCATAATGTTTATCCATTACACCAACCATTCTTTCTCTTACATCATCAAATACTTCATTATAGAATACTGCAGATTTAACTCCCCAGTTCCAAGCATGATGCATAATGTAAGCTTCTTCATAATCATCATCATCTTTATTATACTTAGTTAGATCAATTGGATTAGGATATACTTTATCATAGAATTGTAGTTTTTCACTTATGCCTTTAGCTTTTTTAACAACAGTATCAATTCTACCCTTATATTTTGATACATCTTCATCAGCAATTTGAGGAAAAGCTTCTTTAAATTCAGCATTAGTCATATCTTTATAACTATCAACTGCATCCAAATAAAGATCTAAGACACCATAGTCATGTAACATCATCATGTGTTGTGACAATGCTTCTGTCTCAGCATCCATTGTTTCTTTTTTATTACCACTTTGTTGTACCTTACTTAATATGTCTTGCACACCTCCATTAAATAAACGGCTATTAACCAGTTCTTCAACTCCAAAGGCATTCATATTATCTACAAGTTCCTTTACTATTTTATTTTTTCCTAACTTATATTCTTCATATCCTTTTGGATCAAATATCTGATTTGCTTTTTCATATAGAAATGACATAGTTTTATTAAGTCCACCAGCTACACTACCCATTGCAAAACCAGACAAGAATACTGATGCTCCCTCTTTAGAGAACTGATTTGCTAAACCTTCTCCATAGTAACTAGTTGGAGTACTTCCCTCACCAAATAATTTCCCAAAGAAAGATGCCTTTGAAATTAAATTTTTTCTAACCGGTGTTGTATAAAATGTATCTTTATAATACTTTTCATTAGCAAATGAAATAGTTTCTTGTACTGATTCTTGTAAACCTTCAGCAAAATTAGCTTTTAAATATCCAACAGTTCCCCATACAGATTTATGAAAGGGATCTGTTTTCCATTTGTTCCACCAAGATTTAAAACCTTTTTCTGCAAATTTCCATTCATTCTTAGCAACATCAAATACAACATCACCAAGCTCACCAAACCTTCCTCCACCAATTGTTTTCCAGTCTACAAGTCTTTGCTTTAAAAATCCTTGTGAACCAACTCTTGGATTTAATATATTATCAAAAGAAATTTTATTTGTAAAATAAATCAATCCAGCATTTACTGCTGATGTTTCAAAACCACCCTGTTTTGCTTGAGCAATAATATCTTTTAACTCATCATCATTTGGATTTCTTCCGTTTTTAATTTGATGTTCTGAATATAAATCATCAAATATTTTATTATAAACAAACCCTGCTTCAAGTCGTGCTTCTGATAATGCTAGATTCATATTTCTAAAATCTCTATATGCTGCCCCAGCTGTATTAACTAATTGTCTTCCTGATTGCATATAACCAGTAAAGTCATCTGTTGCATTCATTAAAGAGTAATAGTTATCTGTTAAGTTACTTAAGGGATTAAGAACTTTACCAACAGGAGATGTAATAGTTTTTTGAAATTTACTTATACCATTTGTAGCTTCCCATTCTTTTCTAACTGCATTTATGTCTTTTAAATCTTTTAGTTTTTGAGCATAAGTTCCAATTCCATCAAATGCTTTTCCTGCTTGATATTCTTTGAACAATAAATTTGCAGCTTTTGTTGTAACAGCTTTAGCACCAGTTAGAGCATTTATTCCAGCACCAACCCAGTTTTCCAAAAGAGCTGTTGCCATTATACCAAATGTATAACTGGCATTTATAACAAGGTTGTTAAAGAAAGAACCAAGATTATCTTTAGAGGAATAGTTCTTTGCATTTATTCTAGCATAATCCCTTGCTAGTGCAGCATCCTCCCCAAAAAAATCACCCTCATTAAATATTTTACTCATACTAGCATAGGAACTTTTAAATCCATTCCATGCCATTGGTAAAACTGCTTGAGTTATTGTTCTATATGTGTCACCTAAAAAATTTGTATTTCTGTTAAGCATAGTTTCATTATCCCTTAATGGGTGAAACTCTCTTTTTCCATACTCTTGAAGATCAGCATATCTATCATAAAATGTTCCATTTGGGCCCGCATCATATGAATATACTTTTGACCACTCATTATTATCTTGAAACCCTTGATTAAAACTTCTTAAGTACTCTCTCTTAGCAGCTACATCATCTTGATGGTTATAACTACCTGGATTTGGAGGTGGTACTTGAGAAGGTAATAATCCAGGGGATTTACCAGTTACTCTTTTCTGAACTTGTATTGGATCAGGTAATGGATCTGTAATATTAAGACTTGAGACAATAGGTTTTACATCAGGCTTTTGATAAAGACTATTTACACTATTTTCAAAACTGTTTTCAAAACTATTTTCCCCCATATTGTCTTCTTGTTTGATTTACAGAAATTTGATTTTGCATAGCAAAATTATTAAAATAAGCATCTCTATGTGCTCTAAGATTAACTCCCATGTTTGATAAATTGTCTATATCTTTATCAAAGACAACCTTTCCTTTATTAGGATCATATGAAGCAAAAACTGATTCTACAACAATATTTCCTCCATTACCCATTTTATAATTAACTGAATAACCAGGAAGTCTAGGATCAGTATAAGTTACACCTTCACCACCAGCTCTTTCAATGTTTATCATTTCACGTGACTTGAAAGAGTTTTTAAACATTGTAAGATTTGATAAATTATTTGCATCTGTAATAATTGTAATACCATTTTTAAGTACATCATTATATACATCTTTATTCATTAATCCTACTCCTTTTTCATCTTGTTTAAATTTCTTTAAATATTCTTCTGGTAGTCTAAATTGAATTGCAGCTTTACCCATATCTTGTCCAGCTATAGGAGATGTAACAACTTGAAATGATTTTAATACGTCATTTTTCTTATTCGTTCTTTGTTTTAAATCTGCCCATATTCCATTCCATATTTCATTATTTTCTTTAGGATCTTCAATACCTTTATCTTTACCCATTGGAAGAAAAGATTTATTTACACCCTCAAAAGAAATATAAGTACTACCGTCATCTCTTCCAGTATCTAAGTTTCTAAGGGTTTTTGCAACTTCTAAGTAATGCTGATATGTAGGTGAAAAAACTCCTGGTTGAATAGTAATTCCAGCACCATTAGCAGTATATAAACCTGTCCCTTGTTTTTCAAATCCAAGAAACTGACCAACAGCACTATTTTTAAATTGGCCATATAAACCAATTGATGATTCACCAACTGGATTATTTAATACAGCTAGTGGACTTTTTAGTCTACTATCCTCTACCATACTTTCATAGTCATCTTGCATTGCTTGATATTCTTCTGCAACATTTCTGTGATGTCCTGTCCAAGAATATGAAGCTCTATCAAGTTCAACATCATCACTATCTCCAAACAAACTATTATAACCCAATTCTAAAAGTCCAGTCCCTACATATGATCCAGCAGCTATAAGACCACCTGCTGCAGCACCAACGGGAATAGTTATTTCAGCAAATGGACCTCCAAGTACTCCAGTAGCAGCACCAGCTGTACCACCACCAAGAATTGCATTTACAAGACCACCCCATGACATACCATCCTGTGTACTCACTTCATCCGGATGTTCCATGGCTACTTTTGCTTTGAATTCTTCTTTTGAACGAGGATTATAATCTTCATCAAAAAGATACTCTGCATACTGAAAACCATCTGCTTTCATATTAGCAATTACTTCTTTAGCATGATTTTTTTTATCTTGCTTATATGCTTTTAAGTAACCACTATAGTCATTCAAATCATGACCTAAAGAAATCATTTTTGCTACTGTTCCACTGTTTCTAATGTTAGGATTATCTTTTTTCTTAGCAATTATGTTATTCATTCTTTGAGTAAGAGAAATAATTTGCTCTGGTTTTAAAGAACTAAAGTCTCCTTTTTTAAGTTGAGCTTGAATCTTTTTTCTTTCATCACCCTGTATTTTAGTATTTGCATCTTTAAGAGTTTTAGCAATGGTTGGATCCTGAACTAATATCTTTGAAAAAGCACCTTTACCTATACCTAACATTTCTTCAACAGGTTTAGCTTTCCCCTTTATACTGTTATCTCCAAATATATAATTCATATCTTCTTTACTTAGAACTCCTTCTTTTTCAAATTCATCTAGTAAAGCTGTGATTGTTGTTGAAGCCGCAGCTGCATCTTTTTCAAACATCTTATTGACCGCACCTGCTAATTTTTTAGGATCTGTTTGACCAGTTACTGCCATCATATCGGCTACTGCTTGAACATCAGCAAGTTCTTCTTTTATTACTATTTCACCATTATCTTTTTTTGTATACAGTCCAGAATCTAATTTAGCTTTAGTTCCGATTTTGTCTAGTTCAAGAAGGTATTTATAATAAGCTACATCTTTTTGAGCATTTGCTCTTTGCGCTATTAAAGAAGAATCATATTGGAATTTTTGTCTTTGTACGGCAAATGGATTTGCATCATATGTTTTTTCATAGTTCATAAATGCAAAATCATTAGCTGCATTATCAAGATCTTCTTGTAGTAATGAACCAGCTTTTACTGCATCAACTCTACCTCTTAACTCTGTTAAGTCAGCTTTTGATAAATCACTACCCCCTTGACTATTTAGAGTTTTGTTCATATCACCATCTAACAGTTTCATGTCTTCTTCAGCTTTTTGTAGCAAAGTTCCAATTTGCTCATTAGCTTGTTTATATTTTTCTAATGAAGATGCAGTAGTTTCTATATCTGTACCATCTTCAATAGACTTCTCCATCTTCTCAATCATTTTATCATTTACATTTTTTTGATTAAGAAGGTAATCTCTATTCTGAACAGTTTGATTTTTTAGTATTTTAAGATTTTCATTAATATAATCTCTCTCAGCAGCCATTGCATTTCCACCATATTTTGGTAAATCCTTGTCAGAGGCAATGGTATCTTTTCTTTTTATATATGCCAATGTTGAATAAAACTCTTTTACACGCGGATCATTCCCTAACTCAGCATAGAACACAGATTTTAATGGGGCTATTATTTGTTCTCCATTTTGTTCAGTAACAAGCCAATCTCCTTGAGGAGTTGTGGTCTTTACTTTATACTTCATTTTTTCAGCCATCTCTCTGGCCATCTTTTCTACATTAACATATGGGGTATATTTTACATCACCGAATGAAGTAAGTTGCTCATATGGAGTATTTTTAAATTCTTCAATTCTATAATCTATGGCTCTTATTCCATCTCCCCAATACCCATTATATATATCTTCATCAGTAGAATATCTCTTGCCTTCTCCGAGTGACCTTTCAAAAGTTGCATTTTTTGTAAAGGCCATATCTTTCATAAGACTACTATCTTCATAGAAAGGTCTGAATAACTGAGTAGCTTGTTGAACATTCTGGTCTAATGATAAATCTAATCCAGTAATTCTTTTCAGATCAAAGTCCATTCTTTTAAAAGTATTATCTCTCTTCTTAATACTTTCACTATGTGTTAAAGGAGCATTTAAAAGTTGTCCATACATACTGTTAAGTCTGCTCCAGTTTTGATCATACTGAGTTTGCTTTAGCTGTAATACATTAGCTAAAAGATTTAAGTCTGGTTGAGATGCTTGGTAATCAGGTATATAATCTGTAACTCCCTGTGGATATTGTGCCATAATATTTTTATATTATAAAACTATCAAAATTTTTTAAGTTTAATAAACTTAATAAGTTTATCATAATAAAAATGGATATATATTACTAGCTAAAACATAGCCACCATTTGCCATTCTTTGTCCTCCATACATACCTTTATTTAATCTAGCTTCTTTATAAGCCATATCAAATGCTTTGTCATAGTCACCAGTTTTTCCAGCATAGTATGTAATTCTATCTTCTAAAGATGAACCACCTGCACCAGTGAAAGGTTTTTCCATTCCTGTGTTATAAACAAATTCATTTTCATAATCTCCTGCAAATTGTGGTGTTCTTGTATTTATCTGTTGTATTGCAGCCATTCTATCAATACCAGCAATATCAGCACCCATTGTGTTATAGAGCCATTTATTTTCATTTGCAATCTCTCTTGCTCTATCATCTTTTTGCCCTGCCAATGCTGTATTCATAATGTTTGTATTGGCAAGCATATTAGAATTATCTATTGTAGCTTTTTGTACATTGGTTTCTCTTTGTCTATCAACATTTCTAGACTGAACACCAGCTACAGCATCCATAGAAGCTCTAAGTCCTTTACCAAGTAGATCTTTCATCTGAGCTTGTTTAGCACCAGTAGCTCCAGCCATACCGGTCATTACTGCATTTTGTAATGCATTAACTGCAGCCTGAGCTGTATCAACTTTAGTTTGATATTCTTCATAAGCTCCTTCTACCTGTGCTCTTGGTGTAAGTACTACATTTGAACGAGGAACTTTTGTTTTCATTAATGCATTCCTAGCAATATCCAATCTTGATCTTTTACTTAAATGTGGTCTGTCCATACCACCACCTGATACTTCTCCTCTAGCCCCACCTTCACATACACACTCTTCTTCTTTTTCAATTGGAAATTCTTTTACTTCTCCAGTATTAGGGTCAACACATCTGCAATATAAATCATCTGGAGTATCAGGACAATCTGAACATTTTCCAGTAACTGGATCTTTAGTTCTTACAATAGGTTTACCAGTTGCATCAACCATTGCTTTACCTGTATTAGGATCTATACAAGGTTCACAATCTTGAGTAGGATCTTCATCATCCTTAAACACTGCCTCTTTTTTCTCAAATTTTTTATTTGCTGCTTCAATACAATTTTTATATCGTGGATTAGCAGAAAGTTTAGCTACACCTGCTTCAAGAGCTTCTTCATAACCCTCATCACCTGGTCTTTTACCTTTTAAATAAGCCGGAAAAACTTCTAGTACTGCTTGTTTTACGTCACCAGATTGTTGTATTTTTTTACAGACACCTTGAGCCACACTCTCTTCTGTTCCACCACCGCTACCAGTATAATATTTTACTGCTTGTCCTTTACCTCTTGTTGTTCTATACCAACCTTGCGCATTCTTACCAGTAGTTCCTACAGGAGTTCCTGATACCCAACCAGCATCAGTAGGTGCTGCTGTAGTTCTTGTTGCTGGAATATTATTTACAGTAACAGTAGTTCCAGTACCTGTTCCATTACCATTACCTGTTCCATTACCATTACCTGTTCCATTACCATTACCTGTTCCATTACCATTACCTGTTCCATTACCATTACCTGTTCCATTACCATTAACTTGACTATTGTCAGTACCTGCAAACTTAGGAACACCTCCATAAGCCATTTGATCAGGATAATATGGAAAATCATATCCACCCATCTGCATACCATACATAGCATATGGCATACCACCATACTGCATCATACCTTCTTGTGGAGGCATCATACCTTGCTCAGGCATCATATCAGGAGGAGGCATAGAACCTTGCATTTGTGCTGTATCAGTAGGTCTAGCTATAGCTTCTCCACTTGGCATTTGCTCAGGATATGCTGGAGCTTCTTGTGGTTGTTGAAGCATTTGTTGTTGAGCCATCATTGCTTGCTCAGGATTTGCTTGTTGCATTTCTTGAGCCATCATTGGATTTTGTTCTTGTGGCATTTGTTGACCACCCGGTGTTTGTCCTTGAGCTAATGCAGTTTCTAAAGCTTCTGCTTGTTCTTTTAGTTCAGGTATTAAATCCTCTTCATTAATTTGATTAGCTTCCATATAAGGTTTAGCCATAGCGGGAACACCTTGAGGAAATCCTTTCATAGATTCTTGTACAAGAGCAAGAGCACCCAACTTCATGATATAGTTCTTAATCATAATAGTTGCAGTATTTCTTTCTAACTTACCACTATCTGGATCAAGAAGTATTGATTTGTATTTACTTATATCATAAGGTTTAGCTAATTCAGCTGGAGTATATCCTCCTTTCTTTGGTGTTTTATTAAACATTGCTAATACAGCAGGATCATTTATTCTTAATGATGCTGTATCACTAAAGATAAATGTATCATCCGGGAGGTTCAAAGGAGTTCCCCCTTCAAAATGTCTTTTACCTTTTATCTTTAAATGATCTGGAATTGTTTGACCTGTGATAGGACCAAAGGCTGTTTCTCCACGTTCTGCCTCTAGATTTGCTTCATCTCTTGAAACCTCATCCACTGTACTTTTTACTCCTTTGTAAGCTTTGCTATCCATAGCTTTATAATCAGCACCTCCAAAGGCACCAGGTTGTAATGATAATGAACCATCAACCTGCTTACCATAAGCAGCTTTACCCAAAGGCATTTTTGTAATTTGAACTCTCATGTGTTAGTTATAAAAATTTTATTTGTCCACCAGCAGCTAATATTTTTCCTATCTCTTCTTGAGTAAGATCATATACTCCACCTTTTTTATATTTTAATTCACCACCTTCTTTAGTAAATGCATCAGTACCAACAACTCTATTAAAGCCAGTGCTTCCACGTCCTTGACCCTTAGAACCAATTCTTTGATCAAGACCACTATAACCTCCACGAGTAGGAGTATAAGTTATTACATCTCTATTATCTGATCCAGTAAGTTCATTTAAATAATTCTCATCATAGATATTCTCCATTGTTTGTCCAATACCTTGAGCAGCATAACCAGCAGCTGCACCTAAATTAGCAACACCCGTGAGATTTAATGTTCTTGCTTTATTGATATCATACTCAGCTGTAAAGTCTTGTGGAGTATTTGAATCTACATAAGCTTCATTATAACAAGGATCTCCAGGTTTTGCATTCTTTACAGCTTCTTCTGTACAAGGACCTACACCACCTGTAGCAATACTTGTATTGTTAGGATCAAAAGGACCTACACCACTAAACTGTCCACCTGGATCGAATGTTGGCATATAACCACCAAATTGTTTTTTCTCTTGCGTGTTATAATATCCTTCAACTTCTGACGGAGATTTTTGACCTGGTATCATTTTACTTTGTCTATCATACCAATTATTATCATTATCCCTTACTGTTTTTACTTGACCTTGATTTTGATAATCTTCAGAAGCAGTATAACCAGCACCTAAGAATTGAGCATCTTCTTTAGAAACAGGATTTATTGCATTATAGAAATCCTGTGGATTTGTATAATTAGTAATACTTCCTTCCATAGGTACATACTCTTCTTCATTTCTTGCTGCTCTTCTATCCCATCTCTCTATTCTTCTATCCAATCTTGCGTCTCTTCTAGAATCTTTATCATTTGATCTAGTATCAGAATCTGACTTAGGTTCATTTAATGCATTTGCTTGCATTGGTTGTTCCTTGTATGGTTCATTAGAAAGGAAAGGAGCTCCTGTATATTGTTTGTTTGATCCATAACCATATGTGCTTGGATTATTTGGATCTATATAATTACCTTTAATAGTCATCTTATGACTAAATGGTTTATCAACTCTCTCATAGTCATAATAGTATCCTGCTTGATTTGGTTGACCTTTACCAGATGAACCAAAATTTTCCATAATTGCACCTTTGCCATCACTTATCTGAACTCCATTTCTCCAAACTGATCCATCTGCTCTTACTTCATCACCTACTTGAAATCCTCCAGAAGTATTTGGTTGACCTTGTCCTTGAGGTGCACCTGTTCCGGTTCCTTGTCCTTGTGGTTGGAACATCTGACCTTGAGCATTCATAATAGGACCTCTTTGACTCATCCATTCAAAGTCATAGTTTCTTCCTGTTTGAGGATTTCTTTTAAAAATACCAAAGGTATCTCTGATTTCTTCAAGTAACCCTTTTGGTTGAACAGGATATTGATAACCACCACGATAACCACCACCAGAAGGTCTTGTAGTTACATTAGGTTTATAGCCACCTTGGTTTTGACCTGTTGCATAGATTTTTGTATTATCATATGTAGCATTTGGATCTAAAGTACCCGATGATTTTAAATATTCAAAGGCAGCTTTATTCTGTTGCTCTGATAAATTTGGATTAAATCTTTGAAAAGCAGGACTTTGGTATTGTGGATTTGTGTTACCTTTTACATCACCAGTAACTGTCCATCCATCAGCAGCTTTAACTAAACCTCCTCTTCTGTAATATGGATCTGTAGTATCTTTAGTACTAATATCATTATTATCATAGTATACTATAGGAGATATATTCATTTCATTACCATTTCCTCCAGAAACAAACTTTTGTAGATTACCAAATTGATCTGGTTGAACTCCTGTAGCTGCTCCACCAAACTGTTGTTTTTTTAGTTTTGCAAATTGTTCTGGATAGTTAGTTCTAAAATATTCATCACCACCTATATTTTGGTATGACTCTCTATTTTTATCGTACTCATATTGTAACCAATCATCTGGACTATACCAGCCTTGAACTTCTGCATCCGCTTCCCAAACATCTGAACCAGGTTTTTGATATCCTTCTCCAAATACTTTATCAGGATGTTTAAGTCTAGCAGCTACTTCAGCATCTACTTGAGTTGGTTGCCAATTTTCATCTCCCATACTTAGTATAGGATATTCAGATTGTGTTTGATAGTACTGACCCGTTTTAGGATCTTTAAAATAAAACATTCCTGACTGGTAATTTTCAGGATCTTGTAAAATATTAAAATCATATTGAGTACCATAAGCTTTATTTTCAGGATCTAAAATATTTTCTCTAAATGATGGAACATATTCATCTGTACTTGTATCCGTTGTGACATTAACATCTGTACCTTGAGGGTTTGGATTTTCTAAATAATCCGCAATACCATTACCATTACTATCTGCATTAAAACCTTCATAACCAGGACCATAAGATCCTGTTGTTGGATTATTTTTTAATCCTGGTGAAGTTTTTCCAGGATCAGCAACAGCATTAACATTAGATGCTTTTCTTCTTACTATTTCTCCAGGGTATGTACTGTGTGTACTCCAAGAAGATCCATAACTAGAGCCATATGCTGCTGGCATATAACCATATCCCGGCATCACACCTCTTCCTCTTCCTGCCCCCATCATTCCTGATAACATAGCAGCAGGAATTCCTTTAGCTGACCATTCTCTTTTTCCTGACCACCATGGACCTTTTTTATATTGTACATCTATAAATGGACCTTGAGGAGCTTGACCACTTCCTTGTTGTCCTTGTGGTGCTTGTACTATCTGAGGTGAAATAAATTGCAAGTAATCTGGTAAACCAGAAACACCAGAATATCCAGCAGCCATATCTCCAAACATTCTGTTCCAATCCTTACCCATTTTACGTTGCTGTCTTCTTTCTTGTCTTTGCTCACGTCCTCTTCTAGCTTCAGGCATTTGTTCATAGCCTGCACCATGTATTTGATTCATAGGTGTATTAAATATATTTGACACAGATCCTGTATATGCTTGTAAATGATGCATAGGATTTTCTACATCCTGTTGTTGCATCTCCATTCCATCTTGAGCCATGGGCATAGATGGTAATGATTTTACTTCTTCTTGTAATTTTTTAGTGTGGTCATAAATTTCCTTTGCATAAAACTCATTCCCAAGATTTTTAATTCCTCTTTTAAAACTACCTATAAAATTTTCTCTACCATTTACAGGTGTATCTAATATTGATGGATTGGCATTTCTTTGCTCTTGCTCCATCCCCTCGGCAGCTTTCTTTAATCCATTCACAATATTTTTTACAAACTTCTTTTTATTCACGGCTCCTCCTTTTTTTTCAATTGATAAGGCTGCGTCATCTTCAGCAGCTAAATCATCTGACTCTTCATCAAAATCATCCCAGCCTGAGTCATCATCTGAAACCCACTGATCTGTTAAACTATAGAGTTTTTCTTTTTTAATTACTTCTTCTTCTGATTCTGAGTCAGGAATCATCTCTTCTGTTTCCTCTCTTTTTTCTTCAGCATCTTTTAATAGTTCTTTTACATCTTCTATTTCTGCTTCAGCCTCAACATAAGATAAACCAAATGTACTTTGTAAATGATCAATTACATCTTCTTCACTGTTTGTTAATGTAAATTGATCTAAGATTTCATTTTTAATTGCTTGGGAATCTTGTTGCATTCCTACCCTAGCTTTTTTAGTTCCTCCATAAAGGAATGCGGCAGTTTTATTAATAAACTTACCTTCACCACCATTTGGGTTTTTAGAAATCCGGACTTTAATTTTTTTCATAATACTCCGCTATATATTAATATAATAAAATTTAGTTTAACAAATAAACATAATAAGTTTACTTTTCATAAACTAAATATCCTCTAGATACATAATCTTTTATTTCCTCTGGAGTTAATTCTAAATCCATTGAGGCCTCTCCTCCAAATTTTTTTTCATTGTCATTACCAATAGCATCATCAAAAGATAATATCCACTCATAACGGTCATTACTTATTTTTTTAATTTTTTTTGGTGGTTCAATATACCCGTCTTTTGTAATTACGTAAGGTTCTCCAGTTGGCCACGTGTCTCTCCACATATCAGAAAGTAACCACTCTTGTGCTATATCAGGTAATTTTTGTAGAAAATTATTTTTTAATACTACATTTTTTTCTGCTTTATAATAATCTTTAAATGATTTTTCTCGTGACAGTTTGAGTTTTCTTTTTTGTCTTTCTCTTTCTCTATCTTGTAGTCTACCTTTTTCACCTAATTTTTCCAATCCTAAATAACCAAGACCAATAGCTGCAGCAGCAGCGCCACCTGTTATAAGAATATTATACATTTTATCTAACCGTGCCATTCTGCCTATAAATTCTGGCAGATCTTTAAAATTAAGATTATAAAGTCTATCTTGTAACTTAGTAATTTCTGCATTTAATTGCTCTAATTCAACATCATCTGAATTTTTTAGTCTTGCAATAAGTTCATCTCTATAGTTATTTGCTGCTTCAATTTGTGCTTTTGTTTGATTTATTCTACTTTCTAATGTATTTCTTCCACCATCCAAAATAGAATATAGTCTTTGAAAATCTTCTTTTGTTTTTAAAGAATAACTACTACCAGATGTTCTTTTATTTTTTACTTCTTTTAATGCATTTTTTCTTTCATTAAGTGTTTTAGGAGAAGCATGATATTCTTTTAATGAATACATCATAGCATCCATTGCTTCATCAAATTTTCCTAAAACTGATGCATATGCAGCATTTGCCCTACCATAACCTCCTGTTGTTACTTCTTCTTTTCTAATTGCTCTAATACCTGTTTTTTCTGAAAGTTCATTTAGAAAATTTTTAGGAGCATCACTATTTAAATTACGTGGATACCAGTCTAGGATCTTTCTTGATGTGAAATCTTGACCTATACTTGACTTAACATCTGGTAAATATTTTTCTGCTAACTCCTCAACAATTTTTAATTCTTCTGGAGTAAACACATAATTTCCACTAGTTCCTTTTATAACTGATTCAACATATGCAACTGGATCTGAAGTATTTAAGTTTAATCCTAATTGTCTGTGACCAATTACTGGATTTTCATTAGAAGGTATATGTGTTGGATTTCCTTTCTGTACAGTATTTAATCCAATACCGTTAACAGAACCTCCCTTACCTGGAAACCATTCTGTTAAAGCTGTTTTAACTATATCTTCTGTATATTTTTGACCGGGTAATGAAGCTGCACTTATCTCTCTAGAAAATACTGTATTGTTTATATAATAATCATTTAATGCTAATTGCATTCTTTTAGGATCTTGAGCAGTTTGAAGTATATCTCCATTAAAATCCATTTTTAAAAGTGCGTCAACATTTTTGTTAACATCACTTAATTCTTCTGGTTTAAATTGATGGCCTAGATTTCCTTTAGGACCAACAATAGATTTAATATAAGCTTCTTGTCCTTTAGCTACAACTTCAGGATTACCATAAGCAATTAAAACATCAGGTCTTAAGATATGTTTTTCTTTATTAGGATTATAATTACCCCATTTACTAAACGGAGAAGTTTCATATGAATCAATTACAGTTTTTACTTCTGGATTAATACCAGCCATAAAATCTTTTGAAGTCATATTTATTTCAATTGGTTTTCCAGAAACCATTGCTTTTGTTGCTGCTTCTTGAAATTTTTCAGGATAAAATTGTCTAAACAATTCTATTTCTGTTGGAGTTTTATCAGGAGTAGCTGGATTATAAAATGGTTTAACCATTCCATTTGCATCTTCATGTATTATATTAAAATCTAAAATTCCTTCTTCTCCATATTGTGGATAAACAGTATGTTGTTTTGCTGGTCCATAATCTTGTACAAATTTAAAATTGTCTTTTACATTTTTATTATAGTCTGATTGAGTAATAATAACATCTATATCACCAGTAATATGTGGCATACCTGCTTCAGTAACTAAAACACTTGATCCAAAAACCTTAGCTCCAGAAATCTTTGCTTCTACATCAGCTCTGGAATTCTTTAATGCAGTTATATAATCCCCAGAAATAATTGGTTGTTGCTCTATAACACTTGTGTTTACAATTTCTCCATTTACAAGTTTATATTCTTCACGTGCACCAGGAAGTCTTACCTCTGCATTTACAACTTGTCCAGTACTTAAATCTGTAACAGGTTTAACACCAGTTGTTGTTACTCCTTCAAAAAGACCACGAGAAGTTTTTTCAAGTCCTTCAGGTGTAATATTAAAGATTTGTCCCACTTTATCCATGAAATCTAATCTAGTCTCTTGTGCATTTAAAAACTGTTCAGGAGTTGTTTTTAATTGATATTGATCATTTAATTCTTGAATTATCTCACGCGGTAATTTACCTTCTGCTGCCACATCTCTCATTTTTAAGAAACTTTTAAACTTCTGTTTACGTGTTTCTGTTTTTCCAATAAGTTCAGTTTGTTTTTGAGTTAATCCCTTGGGACTATTATATCCTATCCCTAATTCATCCCATATATCTGTTTTTTCTTTTTCTAAATTTTGAATTTGTTTTGTTAAGTATCTTTTATCTAGCATTTTTAATTCTTTTAATGCTACATTCCCATACTTATTAAAGTTATTTACTAAACCTTGCAATCTTTTAGAAGTTTTAATTGCATTTGGATTTCTACTTATGAATGCCAAAAATAATCCTAAACCAGCCTCACTTACATTTGAATCTTTATCATCATTTGTTAATTCATTTACGGCAAGTCCTCCACCAATTATCATTGGTAATTTATTAAGCACCTTACTCATTATATCAAAATTCTTTGGCTTATCTTTTATGATGTCATATATTCTTAGTGGATATTTTTCACCTTTCATTCCTTTATATTGATCATAATGTTTTTTAAGTAAGTCTGGTGTAATTGGATCATATTCATGTTTAATCAATCCTTTATCAAGCATATCTTGTCTCACCTCTGCTAGGAAAGGAACTCTCTCTGTACCTTTAGAACCTTTATCAAAATATTTAAGTGTTTCACTTACATAGTTAGGTCTTGCATTTCCAAATAGATCATGTGCTTTTGATTCTTCAGCTACATCTAATCCAGGTATTTCTAATTGTTTAGACTCTGGTTTTACAAGATCAAGTTCTTTTAATGTTTCATCCAAATATGTTGTACCAGATTTTCTTCCTGCATAAGATCCAAGAAAATGTCCAAGTTCATGTGCTGTTACTTTTGGTAATTCTCCTTTTGAAAACAAACCAGGTGTTATAGCAATTTCATTTTTTCCACCTCCATAAAATGCACTTTGATTAATATCTTGGCTTAATTCAGAAATATTATTATCTATTATACCTAATTTCTCATCCAAGTCAACTTGAATATTAAAATAATCCGATTTTGATATTTGACCATTTTCATACATTTTATCATACATGCTCATCTCATTAAGCAATTCATTTCTCTGAGCTAATTGTGTTGAATAATGATTATTAATATTATTCATAGATGCCATACCTTCTATTAAAGTATCAGGAGTCTGACCTTGTAATGATGGGGTATTGTCTATCATTTCTTGAAGTCTTTTCTGTCCTTCTTCTGTTTGCCATAATTCTATTTTATTTGCTCTCATGTCATTAATAACATTTGTAGCAATTTCATTATCTGACAGGGCTTCAATATTTTTTGTTTTCTGAGTATTTAACTTTTCATCTACAGTATTTAATTTATTAGTTAACTCATCATTTGTTTTTACATATTCATCAAATTCAATAACACCGTCTTCAAACTTTTTTTGTAATTCTAGTTGATCAGTTAATAAAAGTTCTTTTTCAGCATTTAAATCTCTAAGTGGAGCAGATATACCAAGATTATCAGGTGAAGCTATACCCTGCATATTTGGATCACCAGTATATTTTTGTAATACAGTTTGATTATCTAAAGGTGTTACACTTGCACTACCTTGAGTAGGAATTCTAAAATTTCCAACTAACTTATCAATATTAAAGTCACTTGTTTTTAACTCTAATAAACTTGGAGCAAGAGCAGGAGTTGTAGTCTTTACTGTTTGTCCTACAGTTGCCATATCACCAAGAGTCATACCTTCTGCAACAGTACTTGCATAACCATATGATGTTGGAGTTTGTTTCATTATTTTAAATTCACCTAAGCCCAATCCTCCAAATGAAGTACCTGCTGCTCTAGAGAATTTATTAAAGGCTTCAGTAACTCCAGTTAAAACTTGTTCTGATCCATTTAAGTTTGGATTACCAACTAGTAAACCACCCTCTGCTGGTGATTTATATAAAAAAGAATAATTACCTGATTTAGGTAATACTTGAATTGATCCTGGAGTTTTTAGTTGCTTTAAAATTTGTGCTCCCTGAACAGTAGGTTTTACAAATGGTAATAAACCTAATGCTCCCCACCCAGCTTCTACAGCTCCTTCTCTTATATTACCTTCTGAAAAAGCATCTACAGATTTTGAAATATTTCCACCTGGTCTAATAGCTTCATATCCAAAATATGCATTAAGAGCATTACCAGCTGTTAACCATGGAGCAGAAGCAATTGGTGCATAACTTAAAACAGAGGATACAGCACCCATTATAGGTTTAGCAGATAAACCACCAGCCACACCCATAATCCATTCTTTATCTAACATATCAACAGCTCCGGATGCAGCATTTTTTCTATTAGTGCCGGCAGACCATTTAGGACCTTCAGCTGTTATATTAAAATCACTTTTAAGTTGATTCTGACCTGGTAATCCCGAAGCTTGAATATATCCTGTAGTTGAACCTTCTGGAGCGTATACCCAGTTAACATAACTTTCATATATTTTTTGAAATTCTTTTGGATCTTCTAAAAATTTTTTTCTTTGCTCATTAGTAAGATTTTTTTCTAAAAGTATAGCTTTAGCAGCTTGAGCCTGTAGTGCTGTAGTTCTATTAAAGTTATCTATAGCCTGCTGATGAAGAAACTCTTGTGATTGAGCTTCTTCAGCTGCTGTATTATTATTAGGTGCAACCCACTGTTTTTTACCTGTTGCAGGATCTGTAGTCCATGCACCTACCTTATTTCTTATAGCTGTACTTTCAGAAGGTAATATAGAATTTGGATGTATAGCATATGGACTTAAAATTTTTGAACCATCTTCTAATACAATATAATCTTTACCTGTTTGTTTATCACGTTCTTCTTGAACCCATGCATCAATATTTAAAAGATTTTGTTTTTGATAATTAGTTAAATTATTTGGATTAGTTGCACCAGCTGCTAGTAATTTTTTTGCTTCTGCTTGACGTGCTTTATATGTTTTTTCTGTATAGTCACCGTAAAGTTTTGTTAATCCAGATTTTGTACCCTCACCCTCCTCTACAAGTTGATCAATTGCTTGAGTTTTTGTAAGACCAGTTTTAATTAGATTATCAATTTTTTCTTTATTCCTTTTAGCATGAATCATTGATGCATTTTGATATATAGGATCAAAATATGTTTTTAATTCTGTTGCATCACCTAAATCTAATTCAGTAGATAATTCATTTGGATTAAGTCCTTTTGTATAAATTAAATCTGCTACATCTTTACTTGAAAAAATTTCATAATCACCTTCTGGAGTTTTTTTAGGATAATAACCACTATTTTTTAATTCTGTAAGTAGCTCATCTGTCATATCTTCTCCAGGAACAAAAGAACCTTTTGGTCTTGATAGATCTTTATATGTTAATTCTTTTGGTGCATATGCATTTATTTTTTCTAGTTTTCTATCTTGTGCTTCTTTTCTTATACGATAATCATCTATTTGTTCAGGTGTATAATCAGGTAATTTTATTTCTGCCACAGGAGTAGGAGATACTGTGGGAAGAGAAAAGGGATCTTGACCCGGAGTAATTATCTCAGGAGTAACCCCACTCCAAACCGTATTATTCATAGGTTCTTGTGGTTCTCTTCTTTTTTTTCTTTTTTCCCCACCTTCATCCATTCTAGTTAATGAAGGTACAGAGATGTCTTCTACTACATACCCTCCCTTTACATATTTGTCTATATCTGCTTCATCTATTTCTATTTCTATTGCTCCTCCAAATTGTAGATATGGTATGTCTTCTGTTTGCCCTGGGACAGAGACCATATCATTTGATAAATTTACTATAGCTTTAGTTCCCTTAGTAACTCCCCTTAAATCTTCTATATCTGGATCTAATGCTTCTCCAGCTTCTTTTTTTCTTTTAAAACAATCTTCAATATCTTTTACTGTAACAACTTGATCAGGTTTAAATCCACATTCATTTCTAAGTGTCATTACTCTTTGTTGTAACTCATTTGCATTAGTTATCTCATCAAAGTTCTTTTTTAAATTTTTATCCCATTCAGGATTTCCAGTCTTTATTTCTTTAGGTTCTATAATGTTTTGTTCTACAAGATATTGATGAGGTTTTTCTAAAACATCAGAAAACTTATCTCCTGCTTGTATATGATGTCCAAACTCATGATGTTTTGTAGCTTCTATTTGAGCTTCTGGTAAATCTTTATTTAAGATTATTTGTTGAGTTTCTGGATCATAATATCCAGCTTCATTAGACTTTAATTCTTCAGAATAAATATAAGGCACATTTTGAGATGCTCTTTCTAAAGCTTCAGGACGTATTTTTTCTAAAAGCTTTTGTCCTTCTGGAGTAGGCATTACTCTATTTTTATACCAATATTTATAGAATTCTTCTGGTGGTCCACCTGGATTGTTTTCTATTATACCACCATTGTCAAAAGCCATTCCGTATGGATCATAAATTTTATTTTTATAATTAGGCTTTTTATATAATGGATTTTTCTTTGGCTTTTTATATAAAGCATTCTTAGTGTAAAGTACATTCTTTGCACCAAGGTTACTTGAAAATTTTTTAACCCCTCCTTTTTTTAATTTTCCAAGAGGACTTTCTTCAATATCTTTTTTCTTAACCGGCGCTTTAGTTTGGTTAAGATTTTTTAACGCAGTAAGTAAAAGCTTTTTATTATACATTATCTTGGAGAAAAAGTAGTTTTAGTATTTACTATTTTTAAAATCATGTTTGTATCTCTTGAATTACTTTTAGAAAGTTTTATAAAGTTAATATAATGTCTAAATTTCTTTCTTTGTAATTCAGGTTTTGTATAATCTAGATTTAAATTATTTAAATCTTTTACATACCCATTAGGTGATGTTACCCAAATATTTCTTTCATCATAATTACCAAGTAATACTGTAGAATCTGGACTCGGGAAATATGGACCTTGTCCTGGAGGATAAGGTGAACCTATAGGAAACTCTCCTCTGTTTTTAGTAATATCCCAAAACTGATTTATTCTATACTTATGTTCTTCTTTAGAATAAAGTATATCATAACCATTCTGATTAGAATTCAATTTAGGAAACTGTAATGATAATGGGATATCATTTTTAGGATATAGATTTAAATTAAGATATCCGGAAACTTGTTCTGAGTTATGTATAATTGCCTGATCAAAATTATAATCAAGAACATGAAACTGATCAACACATAAAGCTCTATCTCTTTTATAACACTCTAAATAGTATTCAATACTCTTTACAGTATTAGTCATTTGTGCAGTAGGTACAGGTAGTTCAACTTCAAATGGATATTGCACCCCATAGAAATTACAATAGTCATTACAGAATGCACTATGTTTCCATATACCATTTCCTTTTGTAGTAAGAAATGTTCCTTTACTGGGTACATAAAAATTAGGATGCCAGTCATGATAACTTATCCAGAACTCAAGTTTTGGATCATAACTTACAGTCCATGAAGCATCTTCAAAATATCTTGAATCTCCAATTTTTGCTTTCATAGAAATACCTTGACCATTTGGTAAAACAGCCCCTGGTACAATAAATGAATCTATGTCAGCATTATAAGTTACAAGACCTTTGTATTGTTCTTTTAATCTGTAATCTTTTTTAGAAAAATACAAAACACTATTGTCATTATCATAACTTGCCATACATGCAATACCAGCAACTGGATTATCTGTATGTGGATAGTCAGGAAAGTCTTCTAATAATTTAAATGGTAAGAATTCACTAAACCACCATTTCATTCCTGATTGAGATATCTCTTGAAGACCTTGTCTATAAGAAAAAACTTTTCCTTGATTTTGTGAAATATAAAATAAACCAGCAGGAGTTGAAACAACTCCGTATTTATTTTGTGATGAACCATACTCATATGGTTTTTCTGCTACTACAATATTTTGAGGTGCTTGATTAAATAATCCTCCGTCACCTACAGTAACTTTAGTACCACTATCATCAAGTTGTATAGTATCTACACCTTGATAAATTAAAGGGCTGTCATTTTCAAAAGTGATAAACATACCAGTCTTAGCAAAGTTTCTTACAGAACTAAGTTTACTTTTAAAGTCTACTTTATTGAGAGGTAAGAATGTTAGCCAAGCATCTATCTCAGAATTTTCTTGTTGTGGTAAGGAGTATGTTATTCTATTTGGATAACTTACATAACAGAGTTCAGCAACATTGGGATCATAAGAATAACCTTGTAAATATCCTGCTGTAAAATACTGATTAAATAAAAATCTTGATGCACTTAATGTATAGTCATATGCATAAAAGTTTCCTTTTGTTAAGACTTGCGGATCAGAATCAAATAAAGATTCTAAATCTGTAAACCTATATTTATTATATGAATTTTGCCAAGGGAAGTTTCCTCTATCTCTAAAATCTACAATTACATCTGACTCAACAAAAAAGTCTCTAATCCCATTTGCTGAAGTATAGAAGTAAGAATTTTTAACTCCAAATAATCCGGGATATGCTAATGAGGTATTAAATTGCTTTGAATAAAATGGACTATCTAAATCATAATAACTTGATGGCAATATACCTTGACCATAGTCTGGATTATTTGTAAAAGCTTGCAATATATTTGACAAACTAAAATCACTTATATCCCAAGGTTGACTATTAACTTGAAACTTAGGTTCTGGGATCATTTGATTTAAAAAATAATTCCATTCAATATTATCAGGAACATCATACAACCAATCATAGAAAAAGTGCATAATGTTTTTTTCTGTAAATCTTGTTATATATGTATCACCTCCAAAAAAAGTTGGTGTATACAATTTTGATTGAGAAAAATTATTAATATTACATACTGTGCCAAAAAAGCTTGTAGCTACAGAGTTAGCTCCTGTTGTGGCATTAAAGTCAATCTTCTGTTCACAAGGGGTTGCTACAACTTGTTGTATTGTATCTATCTGACCATATTGGTTTTCTATTCTATATTTAATACCAACATAGTGACTAGCAATTTTATTTATAAAATTTTTAGATTTACCTTGTTCGGTCCAGTTAACTTTATTTTTTACAAAGTTTAAATATTGAGCTCCAATAAGATATGTAGCTGGGTTTCCTGCTAATGGATTAAATGTATCAATTGCATAACCTAATGTCATTAATGATTGATCTATACTATAACCATTTGAATCAAGAATATAATGAGGACCATCTGTCTGACCATTACCTCTTGTTGTTCTTAATACAACTAATTTAGGTCGTTTAATATTATTAATTCTATACTGAACTAAATTGTTGGAACTATTATAATATTCAGGAAGTGCTTGTAACTGATCATTAATATAGATGCCCTCATTCATTATAAATCTTCTGTCTTGTGAATAGTCTGGATTTACAAAGGCATTATAATCCCCATGTCCTACAAGTTCCAATGCATATTGTCTTTTTCTTATGATAGCATAGATTGTATCAATTGCTAAATTCATTCCTTCTACAAAGTAGAATAATAACTGACCTCCTGATGTTGCAGCACTTAAAAAACCACTAATTGCAGGACCAAGCATTTGATAACCGGTATATGTTTTATCATAGGTTGGTGTAGTTATATATTTACCATCTTGTGCTACCTGCTCATATGTACTTGAGAAAATAGATTCAAGTGATGTACCACTTCCAAATGTTTCAAAGTATGCACCACCAGTAGTCATATAAGTATTTAATTGACCCTTAAAGTTTCCAGGACCAGAAAATAAAGTATTGTATACATCATTATAGTAAGTTTGACCACCAACATTATTTAAGAATATTGGATCACCTTGACCTTGTTGATCATAGTTATCACCATCAATTTTAGTATTAATGTTACTTATTACTGTTGTAAATCCACCACTATTACCATTAGGTCCATTTATTGTGTTAGTTGCAGCACCACCATCAATTTTTAATTTAGCTTCAAATTGTGGATCAAAGTTACCAGCAGGATAATTAATCTTAACTTCTCCAAGTCCTTTTAGTATAGCATTAATTACTCCTGTTGCAATTGCAAATGGAAGAATCTTATTAGATATTAATTTGAACTGTGGATGTTTGCTTGGTTCAATAAAATATTGATATGCATCTCCTCTCAAACTTCCATAAATTTTAAGTTCAGTAGTAGATAGATATGGATTAATAAAACTAGTATCCGGAGAGTGAAATGAAATTATATCTCTTGGAATAAACTGGTTTTCTTTGTCGTTATTGTTATCTCTTACTGTTATATAAGGATCATTAAATACATAATTATAATTACCTGGATTAGTTAAATCATTTAGTTTAGGAACAATACAATTAAATGGATAGTTAGCATAAAGACCATCTACTCCAGCATCTTGCGCACTTCCTCTAGGATTATAATTTCTAAAATTATTAATCATACCTTTTGCAAGAACACTCTTATTACCGTGTCTTGAACCTCTTAATATTTCATAACCAACAATTCCCGGTATATCATTACCATCATTATCTTTTGGAAATATAATATTTTTAAATTCTACCCCCATTAATCTAATTACAAATTCACCATTTTGTTTTCTTGCAAAATGATAAGCTTGTCCAAACAAATCATTATCAGGAAATCTGTGGTGTCTAATATATTTTCCACAAAGATCATAATCAGGATTTGTAGTTTGTGTCCAACAGTGTGAAGATGAATTCCATATAAATGGTTTAGTATCGGGATATTTTTCAGTTGACTGCCAATAACCCATTTTACCTTTTGCAACTACAAGACCTCCATCTGGAAGTGTAGATTGAACTGCTGAAGTTACAGAAGCTGTATTTATACTTTGAAACAACATTGTATCTCCAGGTAAAGTAACTCCTGTTGTATTAGAAAAACCATCTGTCTCAAGTGGATAGTTTACTCCAGCATACGTATAACTTCCAGGAGGTCTTCCTGGAATATGATATGAAGCTGATTTATCTCCAGTATCATAGACCCATCTAATAAAGAATGAGTAAACCTCATCTCTTAAATAAGATGTATGTTTCCCACCATTATTATAATAAGTTTCTGGATATTCAACAGCTACCCACTCTGCCTCTATTAAGTTAGCTAAGGGTTGATAGTTAAAATCAAATTTACCTGTTGGCCCTATTCTTAATAAATAACTATTTACTTCAGACATCTGAGCAGATTTTTCAAAAACAGGATTTTGTAATATTAAATCTTCTACAGGTACAGTAACTGTTGTTTCACGTATTTGATCTAAAAGAATTGTTTTTGTTCTAGTAGAATAATATCCAATTCTTTTTGCACTTAAGTTCTGATCTATAAATCTTACAACAACAAGTTCAAACTCTTCAAAATGTTCTGAGTCAGCATCAACTGTAATTTCAAATGATCCTCTAAAGTTTACTTCATTCCAAACAGGTTGAATATAACTTGCTGAGAAATAGTTAGTTACTCTGTTTCTATTAATAACATATGCTGCGGTAATAGCATATGAGCCATTTTCTAAAACTCCTTGTTGATCAGAAATATTAATATCAAAGCATGGAGTCTTTACTAATGATGCTAATCTTATTGCATCACAGTTTAAAGTATTTGTTGGATTACATATTTTACATGGAGTGGGCCCTACTCCAGGTTGCGTAACACATTTTTCATCCCATGCAACATTTGGCCAAAGTATTAAATTACCAGATTGATCTGAGTAATAGTTTATATTTGGTCCAGGACCTACCCAAACATAATTATGTGAAGGCCATGACTTTGGATCTCCTATATTTAATACTCTATCTGGATTTAAATTATCTGCCCAATAAACTTGCCATGTACAGTCATCTTTTAATTTTGATGCTCCTGTTATTAAATGTAATTTGCTAAAGTTTAAACAGTTATCCTGAACTATTGGTCTATAACTACACAGATCAGATTCAAACAATCCAATTTCAGAATTTAAAGCTTTTGAATTTTGTACATCATAAGCAACAGAATAAACAACCCACTTATCACTAAATAAATGTATAGCACCTATGATATAGGTAAACTGAGAATTCATTGTTGTTCCAACTAGAGCACACAATGCATTAGATTCTTCATTAGATAATGTACCAAGATCTCCTTCTGCTGTATTATTTACAGCATTCCGGGCATGTGTCCACATACCCTCTTGTACAAATAAAGGATCAGCATCTTTATTTAATCCCTTTATAAATGAATTACTTTGCGTAGAAGAAGCATCAGCTTGTTGTTTTTTAGCCATATCACAATACTCTTAACCTGTTATAGTTTCTATAGTAATCATTATTAGGAGAATGACTCTTAAACATATCATAGTATTTACCGTACATGGCTTTTCTATTTGATTCCCAAAGTTTCTCAAGTTCTCTAAAGTTTGGAGTATTAACTAAACTCAATGCATTATTTCTTGCCATTTTTAGTTTAGGTACAATCAATTGTAATCTTTGAGCAACATCTTCTCCATTCATAAATAGATTTTCAAGTATCCTTTCTTTTAAGGCATACTCATAATATTCATTAAGAAGTTCATGATCAGGAACTAATAAATTACCATTATCATCTTCTAACTGACCTTGATAATTTAAATATACGGTACCTTCTTTAAATGTAGTATATAAGAATCCAAACTTAATCCAACCTTCATTAGTAGTATTATGATATAAATTTGGACAGTCACATTCTATTTCTTGACTTGGTTTCATCCTTAATGGTGAAGTATATTTGTAAACCCTAGTTTGAGTAGGATTTACAACTTGTACTAATTCATATGCATCACCTTTACAATTAACAAATACTCTTGGTTTTACCATTCTTGGTGGAGTACATGTGTCACCATATGGTTGTTCAGGATTGTGTGTAACACAAACTCCTTCCTTACCATTGTAACAACATGGTTGATGTGCCGGAGCCTCACAACAGTTTAATGTTGTTTTAGAAGGAAACTCTTGATATGGTATTTCTTCAATATGTGTACCACCTGTTGGATAACTTGAATAATGAACATACTCACCACAAACCAATGCATAATTAAAAGTATAGAAATCATCTGGCAACTTTACTTTACCATGATGCACATCTAAAAGAATTTCTCTTTGTTGATTTATTCTTAAACCCAATTCATAATTAAGCTTTCTAACTAATTTAATTAGTTGTTGTGGCTCAATCATATTTTCAAGAGCAAATGTATTAAGATCTACACTAACTTCTTCTAGAAGCTGATCAAAGGTTCTATATTTGAGAGTATAATTAAAATCCATTATCTTAAAATATTTTGACCGTCATCTGCACCATCTACAGGTATTTGAGCAATCATTGTTAATTCTTTTAATGCAAATTGCTCTACTTCAGAAAATAAATATTCTGGTACATTTAATGGTTGATCTTGAATAAGTTGGCACTCATCACTATCACATGTAGGAACATCATTTTCAAATATAGCTTCAATTCTAATTGCATCCCAATCTACATTTGGAACATATATATAACCATTAAGATACCAGAAGTATGGTCTCTTATTATATTTGAATGTTGTTGTTTTAGTCATAGAAACCCAAGTACCTGGATCTGTTCTAAACATTTCTATACTACCATCTATTGAAGATGTAGTGCGTATAATAGGACCAAACATACCATCTAGTATGCTAGGAAGTTTATCCTTAGATCTTTTAAAGTAACAACCTGAATAAACTCCAATACAACCAGCTTCTACTTTGTCTACATCAATAAGTTCAACATAAGGAAGCACTTTGAATATAGAACTAATTTTCATTAATCTAAATTGATTGTCTTCTCTTTTAAGCAATGTTTTAGAATACTTTGTAAGTACAAAATATATTTGCCTATCAGTTAAGAAAGGATCCTCCTTAACAGCTTTTAGTGCATTTCTAACTCTTGATATAGCTTCTCCAATTGTGGTCATAAATCAAACTCATTATAAGTTTTTAAAGCTTCTTTTTCTTTTTCAGCGGCTATGTTTCTATACACAGCCTTTTGATATATTTCTCTTAGTTTTGTTGCAGCATCTACCACAACATACATGTTCCAATTCTCAGGATAATTTTTAGAAACTGCTCTTTTAAATTCCCTACATGCTACAAAACTCCAAAACTCTTTATTCTTCATCTTATGTTTTGGTGCATGGCTTGTAAAAAATATTTTAGCAAGTTTACCGTCAGTGTCAAAGTTTTTGTTTGTAACAGTAACACCATACTTATGGGACTTGGCATAATCAACATTTGTCTTTTTACTTCTCTGACATGTTCCGATAAATAACCAACCAATTGTTTCTGGTAACTGTACCCCATCTCTTTTTTCAATAACAGTATTAAAAACTAATTTATTAAATGACTTAATTATATTTCTCAAGTCTTCATTTGTATAGTCTTTATACTTACTATGCTTCTTTCTAAAATTATCAAAGAACGTTTTATCTAACACACTGTACACCTCTGGTCTATACCTTGGTGCTTTTAAATCTGGTTTCTTAAATTCCTTCATATTAATATACTAAAAATAAATGACTTTAGCAAATATAGGTATAAAAACAAAACCCCCACGAGTGTAGGGGTCTTGCCTGCTTGTTACAGAAACCAACAAACCTGCAACGTTATCCTATGACAGTAACTCTAATTGCACCACCACCAAATGCTGCATCATTAACATCTATTGTGTTTGAACTTGTAATAGTGTAAGTGTAGTCAACACCAGGAACTAAACCATTTAAAGGTGGAAGACCATCTCCAGAAACAGCAACAACAACATCTAGTGTACCTAAGTTATGTGTAATAGTAACACTACCTGCTCCTGGAAGAACGGTTGGTGTTGAATATTTATTCAAAGTAGTTCGAATAGTAATATCTGTACTTGTTGAACCTAATAAAATTCCAGTACCTGCTTTTAATCCTTTAGTAGCTAAAGCAGGACCAGTTCCATCATTTACTAATGACTCATGAGTAGTAGTACCTGCATCTGCTAAAGTAACAGCTGAACCAGTATCAGTATTGGTAATAGTAAAATTAGGGTAAGTACCTGAAGTAGAAATACCTGCTCCAGCTGTAAGTACTACTGGTACATTTGGTGCTGAGTTAGTAATAGTTACATCAGTAGCTGTGCTTGAAAGAGTAATTCCTGTACCAGCAGTTAAACCTTTAGTTGCTAATGCTGGACCTACACCATCATTAACAAGGGATTCAGTTCCACCAGCAGAAGTCAAAGATGCTTCAATAATACTTGCTGGAACAACAGATGCACCAGTAACATGTCCAAAAGTATCAAATGTAAAGAATACATCTTGAATAAAAGTATTACCTGAATTATTACTATTTATATCGGCTACAGATGATGTATCAGCATGAGATATAGTAACTGTTCCTGTAAATGGATTTGGAGATACTAAAATACCTGGTCCTGCAAGAATTGATGCTAAAATATCATTCTGAAATACGGTATCAAAATATGCTTGAAGTGCTGGAATATCTACAGATACCGTATATGTAGTTACATTTCCAACAGTATTAGGAACTACATCAATATATGTTGATCCTACAACCACGGTTACAGGAGCATTTGTATTACAGATGAAGTTTACTAGTTTAGTAATTACAGTATCTAAGTAATCATATCTGCTAATAACAGTTGTTTGATTACATACTACGTCTGTACCGGTATAAACAATGCATTGTGCATTAAACACTTCCGGACAAGAAGGTGGGCATGGAGTAGTTACTACATAAGTATCTGTGCACCCACAAGTGTTACAATTTGAATTTGAAGTTGCCATTTTTTTTATTTTTATTAAACATATATATACAATTAACTACATGGGTTAGGTGTAGGAATAACTGGATCACAAGGAGCAACAAAAGCTCTCATACCATCTATTCTTATTATAAACCCTCCCAGTTGATCTGCATGACCAGCATTTTGACTAAATTTCCATTCATCATCTACTTGAAATATTTCAGCATTATAAGGATTTGATTGCGGTGCTGGCGGTATAGCAGGAGTAGGTGCATTATAACTTGATGGTGCAGCAGGTATAAATGTTGGTATTTTTTCTCCAGCAATTGGATTACTTATCATGCTTCTACCAATTCCACTATACTCCCAACCAGAAGTGGCTGAAGCATATGTCTCATCATATAAAGGACCTCCCCAAAACAATACACCAGTGCTTGAAATTGAAAGACTTCCTAATGAATGTAAGGCAGCATTTTTACCACCAGTAGTTCTTACAGTTCTAAAAATAATAGTTCTTGTTCCACCTCCTAATGCATATGATCCATCTAAGTTTTGTCCAGGTGAAAGTATACCAGCAGGTATTACAGAATTACCACGATTAAAACTTAATCCAATACCATCATTTCCTGAAGCCCATGCAGCATTAGCATATGTAACTATTAAACATGAGTCAGGTGCATTTCCTGATTGTACTGTGTTAAATGTATTACCATAATCTAATAAAATATAATCATCAGCATCTGTAGAAACTTGTATATTTCCTCCACCACCAGAATTTCCAGTACCCATTGGTACCACAATATATCCTCTAAAATGTACTTCATTTCCAATTCTTCTACATTGTGGTCTACCTGGATTAGATGACATAAATGCAAAACCATTTAAATTAATCCATCCTGTATCCTGTACTTGAGCTGTTAAAGTTCCTGATGTATAAGTTAAGTTAACCGTAGTTGTATCTTGAACAGCAAATGATATATTTTGAACTGCATTATAAACATCACATAATGCTACCCAGATATTATTTATTGCATCTGCTACAGTATTGTATGAAGCAGACTCAATCCAATTTGGATTATCTGAAAATGGAGTTCCAGTTGTTAATTGTAAATCAGCATCTAAAATACAAATAGCATTTACAGCTGATAATAAATCACTTGTGCTTCCTGTAGCTGCATAGTAACCACACCAAACATTATTGATAAACTGCTCTAGTGTTACATTAATTGCTTGAGTTGAACCAGTAGGTAATGACCCTATTGTACATCCTAAAGTAAAAGATGGGATTACAAATGTTGGTGCCGGTGTATTTTCTAAAATAGTTACTCTAATATCTAAAGCATCAATCTGATCTTGTAAATCAGCAATTGATGCAATAAGATCACAGATCTTATTAGCAAGCATTTGCACATAATCAAGTAACTGCATTGTTGCAGGAAGACTTTGATCTGTTTCTCTTAAACAAGATGCAACAGATACTAAACAATCAGGACAAGCAGAAGTATCTTTAATATCTGCTGGAACACCTTGAAGTTCACAAATCTTATTAATAAGTAATTGAATAAGAGCTTGAAAATCTTTTGGACCGCATGCTGTAATACCTAAACAAGTAAGATCATAGTTAGTCACATTTGTTTGATCAAGCAAAGTACAAAGTTCAGTAGCAAGAGCAGCAACAACATCTGATACAGTATCCCCTTTACATATATTGATACATGAGATGTCTGGTCCTTGCCAAATAACACAGTTACTTGAAATTGGACTACATGGTTTATTATCTAAGTTTAATGGCTTCATAGTGATATCTATTTATAATATACAAATTAATTTCCACAATTGCAAGTAGAATATGTTTTTCCTGAACTGCATGAACAAGGACACTCAGGACACTTATAATTAGGATCCTTGAGAGCTTGTAAATCTATCAATTCTTTTAAGAGTAACCACTTCTCATCTTCATCTGGACAACAGTTTGTAATCCCATATCTTTTTTCTAAAACAATCTTGTACATAATATCTGCAAAACGACATGTGATCTCATCATATCTATCAGAGTTACAGTTAGGTGTATTATATCCTGGACGTACTGTTCTATTATTTACAAAGACCGGATGAGGACAAACACCATTTTGACATGTACCAAATGTTTCTACATATAGAAATTGACCTTCTGGTAAGTCTGGAAGTATCCACCTCTTAGCACAAATTTTATCAGAAGTTTCATTTACTAATAATGTAATTTCTACTTCATTATTTTCACAATCAATATAACTTACTGTTTTTGTTGACGCTGTAAGATTTGTGATTTTATTGCAAAGACATGGTGCATCTACAAAACAATCTTCACATGTTTCAAAATTAGATACTACAACTACATCTGTAGTTTGTGTAAACACTCTTGTTTCTGTTACTTGCCAACAGTTATCACAATTTTCAATTTTGATTACTTCACCAACATGTGTACTTAAGTTTGTTGTAGTGTACAGTATATTGGTTTGATCAAAGCAATCTACTAATTTATAGTATGTTTTTTTACATGCTGTACAATTCTCAAAAATAAAATCTACAACAACCGGTGTGTCTGTTGGAGGAGCAATTTTTATTTGTTCAACCAAATAACATCCACAGTCTATTTCAATAGTTTGACCAATATATTGAGACAAATCTGTTGTAGTATAGAAATGCACTTGATCTGTGTCACAATCAATTAATTTATATGCAATTACTGGAATACATGTTTCACAAGAACTATAAAATTGTGTAACTATTACTTCCTGTGCACAATCACAGTCATCAGTGATTTCAATTTCCCAACACCCTTCTTGACCTACAATTACAACTACTTGGTTATTTAAATAATATTGATTTAAATTTGATTGAGTAGTAATTGTTTCACCAGTTTGACAATTAGTAAGTAAATAACATACTTCAGGACATTCTCCATCTATACAAGGAAAACCTTGAACTACTTGATACTCACCAGGAGTTCCTGTTACCCATGGATATACTCTTGAACAAAACTCATTTGCTGTTGGATCTTTTACAACTTGATTGTCACAGTTAATGTATTGCAATTGCCTTACAGTTCCTGTAATATTATAACATAAACAAGGACATGGGGCAATGGCTACTGCATTAAATATGACATCTACTGCATTTGAACATGGAGTATCTTTTAAAATTACAAACCAAGTTCCAGCAATTGGACCTGCTTGATTTGATATTGTTATATACTGACCTATATAAGCTGATAGATCAGTATTAGTATCAAAGAATAAGCCTTCACAGTTTACTAATGTATAACATGGAGGAGGTGGACACTCTGGACATTCCCCTGCATAGTCATCACATTCAGCATCAAAGCTTGCTCCATATACAATAAAATTAGCAGGAGGAGGTGGTGCAGGTAGGTTAATGAATTCATTAAAATCTATTTCAATAACTTCTACTGAATAACATGAATTTATAAATCCCGGAGGTAATGCAAACAATGGACTTGGTGCAATTACACCACCATATTGTAAATAGTCATTTCCTTGAAATTCAAAAAAGTTGTTTTTATCACAACAACTTGAGAATATCATTTTTAAATATGGTGCTGGAATATCACATGGTATACAGTCTGCACTTAAACATCCAAAATCTGTTACTGTAAAATCAGCAACATCAGGTGCATTTGGATATAAGTTAAATACAGCACCCTGATAAGTAATGGTGTAACAATATCCGGTTTGGAAATTTACACCACCTGAAATTGTTGGTAGCCCAGTATAGACAAAAGTTCCATTAAGTGGTAATGTTGCATTTGGAATATTAAAAAGACCATCCTGATCTCCATCACAACAAGCAATTATTCTATAATAGGGTACTCCAGACATTATTGAGTATATTTTTTTAGTTCATCCACTTTGTTTGGTTCTTTTGTATAATCAATTTGAACCGGTTGTATTTTTGTTTTAAGAGATGCTTCATAAGATAATAAGCAAGTAGAACAAACTGCTTTTCCATCACTTGCGGTTCTTCTTTGACATCCACAAGAAAGAGCACTTTTACAATTTATACATGTTGACATAGTTGTTGGTTTTTATAGTTTAACAATTTTTACATTCAAATTTATTTAAAAGTTTTACTGCATAGTTAAATAAAGTCATACCTTCTTGACTTAAATGGCATGTTTCTATTTTAGCTTTTGCGGCATCCAAATACATTCTAATTAATCTTAGCTCTCTCAGCTTCTCTTTAATCTTTGCAGGAGGATCACAATTTGCAGCATCTATATTACAAAGAATTTTCTCATATTTATTTAATGCACATGTAATTCTTAAGTGATTATATTCTACATACACTTTACACTCTGGATCTACTGCATATTTTACTATATATAAACCATCAGGTAAGTTTACGTAAGAAGTACCACAACTTTCTGTTTGTAATTCTAAATCACATGCTGTAAGAGTTGGAGTTGAATTTGGAACAAAATGTAATTCAACAGCACTGAATCCAGGAACCGTTACAAATAATCTAGGTCTGAATATTCCTACTAATGGTGAATATACACTTGTGTCAAATATCTTAAACACACATGAATTTGAAACAGTAGGTATTTCTAAACTTAATACATGATTTGCCATATTCTTTATAATAAAAAAGGAGAGGAGAGATTATACTCTCACTCTCCTTTATGAGTTTATATCTACTAAAATTAGATTACCGGACTAGTTACAGCAGGTAGTGGCACATTAGGTGTAGATGCTGCACAAGCTACTCCAAGAGGAATGCTGTCAACAATACAACTAGATTCACAACTTGTTAACCAAGCAACTAACTGATTGTAGATGGTAGTACCAATTGCACCCAAAGTTCCATTAAGAGCTGGGTTAGCTGGAGTAATGATCTCAATTAAATACTGATCATTATCAAACGTTCCAGTTGGATTGTAAAGTCTAGGAACATTATGCTGAATGAAAATTCTATCATAGTAAGCATTTCTAGACAAACCAGCAGCTTGATACAAGTCATATCCTTGAGTAATTTCTCGGATACGTAGATCAGTTGCAAGATGGTTTTGTCTGTATGCTTCAGAAAGAACTACATCTCTTACTACAGTTTCTCCAATACCATTTGATTGGCGACCATAACATTGTACACCAACACAAAGTGATTGGAATTCACAAGGTGAACCTGTGTAATCTACTTCAGAAGCATAGATTCTTACTGGCTCTAATTCATAGAAATCAGAAACTTGGAACGTACAGTTACCAAATTTAGTTTCTACATAAGCTCCATTAAGAACTAAACCAGCACACTCACCAGCTTGATATCCAAGATCTGGATCTGCAGGAGTACCGAAAGTACTATAGTGTAAATAACTTACACCAGGAATTACAGGTAAAGAAGTTAATACAACTTCTTCTGGATAGTAATATTTCCAGTTTAAACCATTATCGTTAGTAAATGTAACAATAGGATACGCAAATTGATTTAATAATACATTTTGTCTTAATTGTTGAGCCCATGCAATAAATACTCTACGTGGATCTACTGGAGTTGGAGTAGCAAGTGGAGTTACAGGACAACATCCAGTGTAAGCTTCAAGAGTCTCATATCCATTGTGGTTCAAAGTTCTAAGAACTGGAGAACCTTTAACATCAATGCGTAAGTAATAAGTCTCACCACATAAGAATTGCTTACAACAAGTACCAGCAGTTTCTCCTGGTTCAGAAGAAGAAGGTGGGTTAAGTAAGTTCCATGGAGTTACACCAACGTTCAAAATATAGTTTTGTGGAGCATTTGCAGGAACTGCATACATTCTACTAGCATATCTAGATTTGATAGTCTTACTTTTGTTAGACTCTAAGTATCCTCCAGCGAAAGGACCAATTTTGTCATTTGCCATTAAAGATCCAGTTGCAATAATTACTTCACAACAAGAAGGATCTAATGGAGATGGACTGTTAAGAACAGGTCTTACTGTAAATGTATTAGGGTCAATCCAAGTAAGTTGCCCTGCAGTAAGCATGTTTGCTGTAGATGTACCTAACTGTACACCACTAAGCGGAGAAATACCCTGGGTTGCCACCATGGTCTTTCTATAAGCGTGATTAAAATAAGCCATTTGTTTTTGTTTTAGTTAATAAATATACTATAATATAGTAAAAAGTTTTTTAATCTCCAAATTATTTTAAGAAAAGTAATTTATACTTAGCTGAGTTAAGCGCATCCTTTACCAAGTCTAAGTTATTTACTATTTCTGAGTAAGGCAACATGCCTTGTAACTTGTTAATCATTCCATAAATATCTCTGATGTAACCAACTGCATCAGCTGTTGTATCTAGAGTTCTTGGTGGTACCTCTTTATATGAAAGTAATTTCTCAGCAGCTCCCTGATATCCTTCTATAAGAGTATCTGCAAAATCTGGTATTGCATCATAAAGATTATTCAAAGCTTTATGTGCAGCATATGATCCTTCACCTTTTACCTTTAAGTGCAGTTTATGAAAGCTTGTTCTTGCATTCATTAATTCACTAGCACATGCAGCAACCATTGTATCTAATGAACTACCACCTACACCAGTATCTGGAGTTGGTTGTGGTTTTGCAGGTTCACTTTTTGGTTGAGTTACTGTTACCTGTGGTCTACTAATTGTTTTAGTAGGTTCAGGATTTCTTTTTAAAAGTCTTGATTTTGCTTCCATTATTAGTTATTTCTTTCTGCACCTTCTGTACCTCTAGAGAATTGATTACCTGATTCAATATCTCCGGCAAGTATACTAGCTGCCTCATCTATTATTAATTCAATTATATCATCTTTAAATTCTGACTCAACATTGGTTGTAGAAGCTATGTTAGTATAAGGATCTACACAACCGTCAATTTGAATTTTAATTGGTTGTCTATAATATATAAGATCAACCTCTTCAATATCAAATTCATTATTTGTATAGACATTTACATTACCACTCTTTAATGTTGCAAAAGTTTCACTCCATTCAAAATTTGGTTGTTTTGATTTGTCTCTTAAAAGTTCTCTTAAGTTACCTTCTTCTGCAAGGTATACCATCATTGATCTTTTATCACAACAGTCTTTTCTAGCTAGTACATCAACTCTTTTCCATTGAAGATAGTCTTCAGGTAAAGCACCAGTATAATAGTATTCTTTATCTGCAATAGTGACGTCATAAGTTTGAAGAAGAACTTGTAAATCATCTTTTCTTCTTGTTGAACCTTCATCACCTTCTTTAGTAAGATTAATACCATGAAGTTGTCTCCGGGCCCATTCAACCTGAGCCTTATTAAAGGCCTCAACAATTTGCCAGCAAGTTATGTTATCATAGTCCTGACTGTCTAGCTTATTGAGCCTTTGTTTAATCTTTATGGTAAGAGTACTATTAAGCATGTCTTATTTTTTTCTTTTTACAGGACCACCTTTTTTACTCTTGGTCTTTTGAACATTCATATATTCTTCATATGCTCCTTGTATGGGTGGATAAACAATTGGTGCATTAGCTCTACTCTTTAGTAGTTTTTTTACGTCCATGTTACGTTCTTCACTAGGTGCATACATTCTTGGACCTCTACCATTAGACATTGGGTCATTATTTAATGCTGCAGCATTAGCAAAAATAGATTGTGCTTCAGTCATAGGTCCCATTTGTATACCATTGTCAGCTCTTTTTAATGACTTTTTAAACATATCCATTTCCCCACCAGCTTGCTTAATAGCTTTTTCTTTATTATCATTAAAGAATTTAAGTGGATTTACTTTTGTATCTCTAGACATTCTAGAAACTACATCTCCCTTTTTATTAGTTCTAGTTTTCTCAATGTGTTTTCCACCACTTGGCATTTTAAAAACCTCCTTGGACATTTTACTGCCAAATAAACCGGCTCTTTCAATAAGTTTTCCTTGAACTTCTTTACCATCAAATTCTCTAGATATTGATGAAACTTTTCTACCCTTTCCCATAATTATTATTTTTTACGCATTTTACTTAATGTAATAGCAAGTCTTGCTCTTTGCCCAAGCTTACCACCCTTCTTTGCCGCAGCTTGTAGTTTGGCTTTAGGAATTTTCTCACCTTTTTTAACACCAAGAGATTCTCTTAATGCCCCAGGTTTTTTAATAGCTCCTTTTATCCAACCACCTTTTTTAGCACTAAAAAGTTTAGGCTCTGGTTTTTCAGGTTCCATATTTATCGTAGGTTTATTAGCACCTCTTAAAACTCCTTTAAGTGTTCTTGTTTCTTTAACACTTTCAGGTTCACCATATCTTTTTTTAACTACTGTTTTGTAGTTACCATCTGGAGAGTAAAACTTTTGTTTTGCTTCTCTTGGATTTTTTTTATTAGGCATGACTTTACTTTTTTACTTTACCTTTATTTCTACAACTACACATAACTATTTCTTTTTACCTGCTCTTTTTTTAGCTCCAGCTATTCTATCAGCAGCAGTTGGTTTAGGATTATTATCAATACCAGCTATTACTGAAAGTAAACCAAATTTACTTTTAGCACCACCTTCTTTGTATTTACCTTGGATCATTGCTTTAGGCATTGCCTTTTTAGTCATCATCTTTTTCATATCTATTGATTTAATTATCCTCCATATAATGGTCTTGTACCGCAACCCCCACTAGCTAATCTAACTAGCCCTGGAGCACAACTGTGTTTAACTTTATCAACCATACCACCAGCTTTCATAACCATTGGATTAGTTGTAGCATTATATCCAGGCATAGTTTTAGTCATATAAGCTTGACCACCCGCAGCCATTTTTATTTTTTTTACAGGACCACCAGCTTTCATTTTGCCGCATCCCATTTTACAAGTCTTCATAGTTTTCATAATAATATATAATAATTTAACAATTCCATTTTCTCAAGGACTTGTTAATCCTTGAATCAGGATCATTAGCTGTCTTTGAGCTTGTTAGTTTTTTCTTCATACCAGACATTCTTGCACAGAAAGACTTTCTTCTATTAGCATCTTTACTTCCAGCTTTTAGTTTAGATGGTTTAGTAGTCACAGCTGTCTTAAGTTTACTACCAGGATTAGCTGCTCTATAACTAGCTACTCCTTTAGCATTAAGACCTCCTTCTGGATTCTTACCCTCTTTTCTTTGCCATGCTGGTGACTTTGCCATTATTTTTTCTTTGTCTTTAATGTACCACCTTTTTTATAAGTACCAAAAGACGGTCCGGAAAGAGGTTGAAAATTTTTCTTTTCTCTTCTTGCACTCTTTCTTAATAATCTTTTTTCCTCTCTTATATCTGCTTTTGCATTAGCTTTTTCAGTTGTTTTTTCACTATTTGCAATTTTAGCTGCTACACCAATTGCAGTTCCACCAGCAATTGCCCCTAGAATATTTTTCAATGGGGATGTTGGTTTAGCATAATTAGTTGTATTACATGGATAACAATTAGGTATTGTACCACATTGACCTGCAGGACAATCTGTTTTAACTGATGTTCCTGTCTTAGCTTTTTTTAAAGCTTTAGGTTTTTTACCAGCTTTCTTCATTGAGATAGCTATTGCTGCTTGTTGTGCTTTACTTCCTGCCATTTTTTTTCTTTTTAGGATAAGGATTTTCCTTGTGCCATTTTTTAGTTGCTGCTATACCTTGTTTAATAGTTTTTGCTCCTGCTTTCTGTGTTAAGTTAATTGTGTCCCATTTACCTTTATCTTTTGTGGGATGATTAACCATTATATCACCAGGTTTACCTTTTCCTATTTTATTAGTTTTTTTGTAAATCCTATGTTTTTCACCATCAGCAGTAACTCTTGCCATGATTAAATCTTTTTGCCAGCAGCAATGCTATTAAACTCTTTAGCTTTTTCTGCTGCCATCTTTTTTACATCTGCCATTAACTTTGCATTCTTCTGAATCTCAGAAGCTCTCTGTAATGTAGACATAGCAGATTCAATTTCCCATTTTCTCATGTCTGCTTTGCTACCACCTAAAATAGAAATACCAAGTGAAGAGGATTTCTTAGCTGGTGTTGATTTTGTTGTTGTTTTCTTAATTGCCATAACTATACTTTTTTAACTCTATTTCCCATTCCTACTCTTGACTTCTCAGCTTTCTTAGCAGCTAGTTTAGAAGGAGTTAGTTCATACTTTGTTTTTGGAGTCTTACTAGAGACTCTTTTTGTAGGCCGGCAGTATTCATTTTTACCACCGGCACCACAAGCTTTTCCTGATTTAGTATCTTGCCATTTCTCTGCTTGCCATCTTTTTAACTCTGCACCCTTTTCAGTCTTTCTTACTTGCCCTTTACCTTTGCGGCATTTGGCAATAGCTTGAGAAGCTCTTGCTGAAGGGAACACGGCATACCGTGCTTTTACACTATGATAGCATGCATCCTTTGCCATGATTATGGGTTTGCTTTTTTAGGAGCTTTGGATTTACCACCAACTCTACCTTTAGCTTTTTTAGATGCAGAAATTTTTGCGTTAGTTCCAGACTTAACACCTTTAGAACCAGGAGTATTGTCTACAATAGCTTTAGCATTAGAGTTTACTACTCCACCAGTTTTCATCATAGAAGCTTTCATAACTTTTCCATACATGGCTTTAGGTTTAGCTCCACCTTTCATAAAAGTACTATTAGTTCTACCTTCTACAGCAGCTGAAGATTTTTGATAAGATTTATTATCCATTAATGCTTTTTCTGCATTACTCATTTTAGGGTTTTTAGGTCTATTCATCATTTTATTTAATTTTATATAAATTATTTTTTTCTTTTAATAGTAGAATCTTTACGCATTTTTCTAACTGAACCTCCTCTTCTCATTGCTGGAACTGGTTCATCAAACTTTATTTTTCCTGATAACTCATCTTGAACATTTTGTTCCATTTCTTTTCTAAATAGTTCATTATCAGTTGCAGCTTTATTTGATTTAACAGTATTTCTATTGACAGAACCAGACTTTAACTTTTTCATCAAAGCAATATTAGAACTTGCTGTACCATCAGTTAATCCTTGCTTTTTAGCTTCAGACCAACTAGTTCCAGTTTTTTCTTGCCACAACTGTGATAGAGTTGGTTCAGAATTTTTTCTTGGAGTTACAACAACTTCAGGCTTAATTGTTTCTTTTCTAATCTCTGGTCTTTTTAAAGATTCAATTTTAGATTTTACTTTTTTAGGTTCTTCTTTTTTAGAATCTCCAATTTTTTTAACTAAAGTTTTAAAATCAGGATTTGCTTCAAGTTTACCAGTCTTAGTGTTTAAATAAAAAGCATTTCCAGATCTTGTCAGTTTTTCAAGCATCTCCTTAGACATAGGTTTAGCAGCTGGTTTTTTAACTTCAGGCTTTTTAGCTTCTACTTTTTTAACTACTTTCTTTTCATCTGAAGTTTTAGATGCCATACCATATGGTTTTTTCTTAGAATCAGAAGGTTTGTTAACTACTGGTTTTCCATATTGATCTCTAACTTTTGTATCATCCATGGATGGTCCAAACTTTTTAGTTTCAACCTTTTTCTTAGTTTCAACTTTTTTATTAGGTGTAGTAACTTTAGGTTTTGCACTTAAATTTATTTTTGGAAAACCATAACCATTATAAGGAGCTAGTTGACTTAATATATAAGAATTTGCTTTATTAGATTTTGTTTTTGCCATTTCATAAAATATTTAAGAATTCCATATTTTCTCAACAGATGAACTAAGTTCATTTAAAATATCCTCATGTAAAGGATTCTTTAAATGCTCTACAACGTCAGATACATTTCTACCTAGAAGTGATCCTGATTTTGCATGATAGATATATCCATCTGGCTTACTAATAATATACTTAAAAAAACTGGAATCACGAACAATTGATTTAATTTTTAATGTTTCCATATCTAAATTAGCTGCATCAATAAATGATTTTGCTGATCTTTCTTTATTACTTTCAGACCCTTCTCCATTAATATGTCTATCCATATTTTCATAAATAACATCTAGTGGAGTAGATTTTCTGTATTGTGAACTATTACCATCAACAAGTTTAGCAATATAGAATAACTTAGTACTGTTCTTATCATAAAGTTTTTGTAATTCAGAAAGAGCTTTATTACGCATTTTTTTGTACTCAGTTCTTATCATTGAAGTTTCCTCTTCTTTATCCAAATAGAATTTAGGAGGTGTTGGTCTAGATCTTGCATCCTCATAGCTCTTTGCTACAATAGAAAAACCTCCAGCTTCAATAGCCATAAATTTAATTCTATCAAAAGGATTATTCATATCTAAGAAAAGTGGTTCATTACCACACTTAATATCTATCTTATTCCAAAACTCTTTATTGTCTGGTTTAAGAAGTTTTACTTGATTCCAAAAATCTTTGTCTTCCGGATCAATAAGATTTGCAGCTAATTCTTTTTCTAAATCTGCAATTGTTTCTCTAATTTGTTTTACTCTAGCTTCTCTTTCTTCTTTAGGTAATAATTTTATCTCAGGTGCAAATTCATTTAAACCTGTAATATATCTAACTACTCCATTGATTTCTAAACAAGCTAATTGTTCTTGATGTCTTACACCATCATATAGTGCAAGACCATACTCTTCTAGACCCATGTTAGTATTATTTGAGTCTACAAAAGGTCTGATAGCTAATTTTGTTTTTCTTCCGCTACCAGTTTCTACCATTGTGAATTGAGTTTCCATTTTTTTGTTGGTTTTTATTTTGTTGGTTATTAAGTTAATTTTTAAAAAAGAGGGAGGAGTTTCCCCCTCCCCTTTTTACTATATATAATAGATTAGAATGATCCACCAGTAACTGGGTTTCTCATAACAATCTTAAGGACCTTAGTAGGGTCTTTTACCCAAATAGCTGGGAATGTTTGGGTCATCATTACACGGTATCCGTTGAATTGTCCAGAAGACTGGAATCCTTGGGTACGTCCCATGTAATCCATAGTACCATTTTGATACCACCACTTCAATTGATTATCCCAAGACAACTTCAATAAGTAGATGTTATCATTAGTGTTATCAGTGATATCAAAGATGATAAAGCTATAAGAAGATAATGGGAAACCATCAATGATTGGGTTCTCAATATCATTTGTATGAACATTGTCAAATGCTGGATTCAATACAAACTTAACGTTAGCCAAGAATGGAATAACATAAGAAGTATAAGCAAATCCAAAGTTCAAGTCCATACCTTTACCAGTGATTGCACCGATATCAGCAGCCTGGATAGTAAGACCAGAAGCAATTGCTTCTCTTTTAATAGCCTCATTTACCATTCTCATTCCACCCATACCAGTTTGAACTACTAGAGATCTTTTTGGATCTGGACCTTGGAACTCAACTTTACCATTGAAGAAGTTGTAGATTTCTCCACGGAACAAATCAAGTGTAAAGTTATTTTTGTTGTATACTCTTTTGAATGAGTTATCCAACTGTCTCCAAAGACCTACAGAAAGTCTCATGTCATCAGCACCATCTTGACGAAGTCTACCTCCATGTCCCCACATTAAGTAAGTCTCAATGTCAGTTGCAATTTTAGAAAGGTGAGCTGCTTCCATTTGAGTTAAGAAAGTTCTAGAAAGATCACCATTATCAAATGCTCTTTTAACTTTATCTTTACCCATAACTTTGATCATGTCCTCTAATGATGTAATAGATGGATCATTAGTAGCACCAAAGTTTCTCCAGATTTCTGTTACTGGAATAGTACCATCTGCATTCATACCACCTTTAAGCATCAAGTCAGCACGAGAAGATACTGAATAATGAACGTGAGCTTCAGCACCTCCTACAAAGTTGTAGAATTCACGGAAACCAGTTCTTGTAGTGATGTCAGAGAATCTTTCACCGTACTCACCTCTTGCAGAACCTTTTCTGAAAAGTTTGGTTCCGTTAGTAAGGTACTTGTGATCTAAAAATTTATAGTTGTCATTGTTAACCAATTGTACAGTATAAACAAATCCATCTCCAATAGGTAGAATGTCTTCATCTGTAATGTACATCTCAACCCCGTTATATTTGTCATAAGTGATGATATCACCATGTCCAAACTCACGTCTGTTAACTTTGATTTTGAAAGTTGAACCATCAGTACCAAGAATTCTTGATGGGCTTTCAATGTCCTCAACAATATAAGGAAGGTCAACAGATACAGGAGTCTGCCATCTATACTCTCCTCTGTGGTTATCCACATTGATTACATTTTTGCCACCAAAGCTAGACATTTGGTAAAGGGGCATTTCAACTTTCTGAGCCATAGCCCATAAGTCAACTGGACCTAAATCCATAGGTTCAGCATCTTTCAGCATGTTAACCAAGTGGTATGAATCCACATGGGAACTTGCATTGTAAGCGGTATCTCTGAGGAATATACCATTGTTTAAAACTGGAGTTGCCATTTTTTATTTGTTTTTAAATTGTTACTAATTAAAACCGTTTAAACATATTATTATTTGAACGGGATATTGTTCTTGTTGGTTTAGAAGAACTTCTCGGTTCTGGTCTGTCTTCTACACCATTTGAAGAAGTATTTTTTCTACCTTCTTCTGTTTTAAGTTGTCTTACTGTTTTTTCTACAGCTTGTTTACTTCCTTGATCTCTTACTTTATTTCTATAACCATCCGGATCAGAAAGTAACCATAATGCTTCTGCAATCAGGTCATGTCTTGGTTCTACAAACTGATACTTTTCCAAAAGGTGGCCTAGTAAGTTTGTAGGTCTACCAGAAATTGAAGGATAGTTTGGTTGAACTAATCCAGAATATAAATTACTTTGAACTTTTCTATCAAGTTTGATTCCACTAAGTTCACCAACTGATAGTGTGTTATATACATTATCTTGATAAGCTTTAGCTTGTTCAGCTTGTTGTTGTTTTTTATACTCTTGTTCTGCAAGTTTTCTATTTACAATATCCTCTTGCATTTTATCCAACTTCGGTTTAAATTGTTTAGCTTTTTGTTCAAGCCTATTTAATTCTGACCAATCTTGAATTTCCTGTTCAATTTCTTCTGGAGTACCAAATTGTGTAGCATGTAAATATTGTCTTGCAATTTCTGCTTGATCATATTCATCTAATGGATCTAATTGTCTCATCTCTTCCACATGGGCAAGAGTTCTAAATAAACCTTTAAGATCTGTACCACCATCTGCTACATATTTAGCTGCATACTGAAGTTCTTCTGGAAGTGCATTAAAAAACTCTTTTGGAGTATTTTCTCTAATTTGATTTTCTCTTTCTTGGAAGTTAGCTTCAAATAGCTCACGGAAATCTTTTGTAGTGTAATCTTCTAATGGTTTGTCATCATCAAAAGGTACTAAAGATCCTTCCTCAATCATTTTAGTTGCTAAATCATATAAGCCAGATTTATCTACTTTAGGTCTGCCTTTGTTACCAGCATCTTCTTCTTGTATAATTAAATCATTTAGCTCGTTGATAGTTTCTTCAACTTCTGCTTGTTTTTCAGCAGCACTTGATTTATCATCATTAGTTTGTGCTCCTGGGTTGTCAAAGAACGTCATATCTGTCTTCTCTGCTTTGAAGACAGATTTTTTTTCTGGCTCCTTCTCATCATCTGGTAGCATTATGCTATCTGCACCAGGTGCTCCGAAAAGAGAATCAATATCTACATCTACCTGACCTACCGTTGTAGAGTCTTGTACCTGTTCATCAGGGTTTAAGTTTTGATCACTCATTTGTTGTTGGTTTTTTATGTTATACTTTAATATACTAAATAAACTTGGAAAATTTAAAACTTAAAAATTAATTTTTTGCACTATATAGCTAAGTCTATTTTTTCTTCTTATCAGAAGATTTAGCATCATATTTATTTTTATTTACTCTAGCTATTTCCAACTGTTTATTTGCTATATCTTGTTGCACTTGAAGTTTCTCTTGTTCAATGTTCATCTTCTGTGAATGCTTTACCATATCATCACTTTGCTTCTGTCTCTGAAGATCTGTTTGACTTTGATATTGTTCAGTCTCCCGGATTTCTTTCATAGCATCTCTAAAGTCAGATTGTTGGTTTTGATTAATGTCAGCCATAGAACCATATCCTGCAGCTCTAATTTCTGCAACAGTAATATCCTTCTGAATCATCTTGTCATCTCTTTGAGCAGCAGCATCAATTTCCATTTGTTTTTGTTTCTCTTGAGAAGCAAGTTGCTCTTGTTGCATTTGCTGTTGCTGTTGCATTTCTTGTTGTTTCTGCTCTTGTGATCTCTTCTCAGACATTTTCATTACTGTGTTTATCTCAGAGATTGAGTCAGATTGAATAAGTTTACCTAGGTCATAAATAGAAGCTCCGGTAGTATTATTCTGTAATGCCATTTGTTTCAATTGTTCTAGAATAGCTCTATGATTTGCATTTGTACTACAGAAGATATTTAAATCTCTCATTAAAAGATCTGTACCATCTACTTGAAAAGTTACTTTCTCATCTAACTCAGTAACATATGTAAGCCTTGTAGATGGTTTAGTAGAATGATAGAACTGTGCTAAGTCAGTTCTCATCTGATGTACTCTTGGCATTAAGTAATCACAATGCTGAATAAAATACATTTCCGTTTGAGCATATGATGATGCAGCAGCTTGCTCTACACCTGTAGCTGTCATTTTAGATAACTCTTGACCCATTCTTTGTGGGTTAACTCCAATTACTTCATAAGCCTGAGACTTAAAGTGTGTGGCAAGTTGTACCCTAGACATTAATCTTTCTGTCTGAGATAAGTCAAGTTTTTGAAAATGCTGAAAGTTTAATGCATTCTCTGTATTTGTGATAGATGTATCTAACGGTAGCATCTGGAAGTTCTTCATTGCTACATATGCTTTAGCCAAGTTTCCTTTACCCCAATCTTCTCCTAATGAATGTCTTGGTAAAGTATTTTGATCTAGCATAATAATAGTACCAAGCTCATCTACTAAGATATCTGCAATCTGATTATTTACAATGTTATATCCAATCTGATATGGCTTCATTAAGTCAATAAGTGCAGTAGATCTTGTATTTCTATCAGAGAATACTGCTCCTTCTACTGGTAATTTACATCCATATAATGAGCTATCACCTTTAAACTGAAACTTTAATGGCCCAATCTTAGGTCTATTAACTCCTATATAAATAGGTGTAAACCCTCCAGGATTATTCATACCCCAGTAAGAAGGAATATTTGGTCCAATCTTAATACCTCCCCAAACCTCATTGATCCAGATCCAATCTATGTGTTCTCCAAATATTAGATTATCTTTTGTTTTATTCTTAAATAATCTAGTATCATAAAGTGGCTTATCTGTTATACTATAATCTTCACTAATTATTTCTGTTGTTACTTCACCAAGATCATTTACTTTAGTTAAGTGTCCAACTTTCTTCTGAGACTTCCAGTATCCTGTTGTTATTCTCAATAGATAAGCAGTACCTTGATCAACATAATCTTCTCCTTCAGCAAGTATCTGTGTAATAATATCAGAACCATCTAATACATTTCCTGACATAAATGAAGTATATTGTCTGTATGCTAATGATGGCATATTTGTATTCCAGTCATGTGACTTTGTTCCATCATAGAAAGACCCATCATTTTGTAAACCTCCAATATTATAGGCAGCAGATCTAATTGGATAAATTGCTTCTAAAGCAGCCAGTTGATCTTCATCCATTAAATATCCATACTTATCAATTACATCTGATGGTGTATACATATCTGTTTTACCTACCCAGTTAGCTTGTGAGATATATCTGTTATCTGGAGACTTATGATAGAATGTAATAACAGGATTCCAAAGCTCTACTTCATAATCATCTTCCATCATTCTAAAGTGCCAGAACTCTCGATCTGTAATTAACATGTCTCTAAAACCTCTTTCTTCAAGCTCATCCATTCTAAATCTTTCCACATCTACTTTGTGCTGATGAGATGCCCATTGTTCTATTAATGATCTATAATCCTTTTGAAAAAACTTTTCAATTTCTGGTAAAGATTTGATATTCTCTGGAGCTAATTGTTGTTGTGCTTCTTCAGAATTTGGGTCTAGTCCTTGCTCTAGTAAAGCAGAAATAATTTTTGTTTGAGCATCTGCCATAAGTGTTTCTTCAATCATGGCTCTTTTTTGTTCTAACATTTCATTATATGAAATATCATCAACAGCTCTGTAATTTAATTTAGTAGATCTTTTAGCAAATTCAGCTACAAGAACATTAATAACATTTGGAATAATAGGATAGAACTTTAATTCTAGTGCTGAAGAATCTTCTTTTGTAAGTGATTCAATAATATCTCTATATTCATTATCCTCTTCAACAATATAATCTGTTCTATCTATAACCCCTTTTGCCAACTTATAATTTTTCATTAATCTTCTGGCATTTCTACGGATTTGTTTTAATCCTTGCCATTCTAACCAATCTAAATTCCAAGCAGCCCATTCTTCATCCTTTTCTTTTTTAGGAAGAAACTGTAAAGGTTGAGTTACACTACCCAATCGGTTGTGTTCAACTTTTGCTCCTTTCTTTAATTGCATTGCATTATATACCTGCATAACTCTTATTTAAAGTTTTTGAATGGTGATCTTTTAATACTATTTGGATTAAAAGAAGAGTTGGTTCCAATATTACGGAACGGACTCTTATTTAATTTAAACAAATTTTCTGACTTTTGCAAGTTTTTAGAAGCATCATCACTAATATGTCTTTTTAAATATCCTCTGTTAGAATCTTGTATTTTCATAAAAGAAACTAATGCTGCAAATGATACTAGTCTATCCACGTTGAGACCATCTCTATATTCTTGCATTTCTCTTATTAGCATAGGATCTGGAATTCTTTCTATGCCATATTTTGTTTTTACTATTGTACCATCTGGTTTTGTTTCTACATCTAATTCTTCTTTAGTAAACTCAATAGCATAACTAAGTAAGTGAGCTTTAAATAATGTACCCGTGTTTTTCCATCCATACTCCTGATACACATTTGCATTTGCTCCCAAATCTTTTAGGAAAAGAATTTGACTTTTAGGTACAAGATATCTTTGCTTTCTTCTTGATATTATATACTGTATAAATAATGAAATGTTATTCTCTACAACTGTCCATGCATTATACCACTCCATAATTAACTCAAGCATTTGGTGAGTTTTATTAATATCATCATATCTACCACACCAAGATGCTACTATTTTGCTTTGTTCTATATATGTTTCTACTTCTCCAGCTACTTCTTTATTTACTTCTATAGAAGATTTCATAACATATATAGAGCACAGGGATTCTGAAGTTGTTGTCTTACCTTCACCAACAGGGTCAATAGATGCATAATACATTCCAAATGTAGGATTGTCTACTGGTCTTTCCCATACAGCAAGACAACTAGTTTTATCTTCTGTCTTTTTATTTATTGGAAACTCTGATATAGGTCTTTTATTACTTGTCTTTACAGCAGGTTTACCATGCTCATCTGTAAAAATATCTAGATACTCAACACCATATTCTTTTTCTTCTATTCTTCTTTGTTGTGCAGCTAACAAGTGAGTTGGAAAAACTGATACAGTTCTATTTGCAAAAGCTTCATGTATATTTCTTGGGTGCTGAGAGATTCTTAATTGATATTCTTCTGGTGCAAGTTCATCTTTCCAAATTTTAAACTGGTCATTAAGTGCATTTAATGCATCTTCCACAAGTGAATTACCATGCTCATCAATATGTGGTGGCATAGACCATTGCTCTGGAATAAATAAACCTGAGAGACCTGTTGTACCTTTATCATCTATTAAGTCTGTTTCCACAGCATAAATATCTTTAGCTGTTGGATTTAGAATCATATCTTTTAATGGAAGACATTGAGCTAAATCACCTACAGATCCTGCGGCTATAAACATACCAGTAGTAATCAAACCAGATCTCATTGCAGGTCTCATGTACTCATATGTTTGATCCATCTTTGGTGCAATACCAGCCTCCTCATGAAAGAAGTACTTTACTGGACCCCCTACACCATTTGTTGGATCTTTCTCAAATGACATACCTTGTATAGTACCTTTTAAACCAACTTCATTCTTTCTATCTCCTTTTCTTACTTCAATCTTCTGCTGCCACATCATGACTTTATCCGGAGACATTGGTCTATACCATGCAGTATGTTCATTTAAGAATGCAGCATATTCTTGTAAGAACTTCCAAGAACCTTTCTCATTTATATAATCTTTAAGACTTGCTCCTATCTTTAAAGTAACCCCGGCTTCAAACCATTGTTGATTTATAAGTTTACCCATATGATAATAAGAAGAAGCAATCTGTCTTTTTTTAAGAATAGCAACATGTTTATATGCTAACTCAGCTAATAATTCATACAAAGCCATATGATACTGAGCATCTCTAATTTTGGCAAAATCAAACTTCTGTTGTTCTTTATCAAAGATTGGTAAAAAGTTTAACCACATGTAGTATTCTCTGCAGACATACCATGTAAGATTTCCTTCTTTTACTAGTATACCTTTTCTACATCTATTTTTTTGTTCATCCCAATATGTTATATAGTCTTTAGACTTAAAGGGAGATGTACAATATACTCCGTCTCTTCTAAACTTTGTAGACTCTGAAGTAAATAGTTCACTTGTTGTTTTATTAAATTTATATTTTCCAGGTTCACTAAATACTTCATTAAGTATAAACTGTTTAAATTCATCTCTAGATTCGAAACTGGTTGTTATCCAATTTCCATTATCATAGGTTGGTATGTCTTGATAAATTTCACTCATTACATGTCATATGCTAGTCCTTGTCCACCTCTTACTTTGCTTGATTGTTCTTCTTGAAGATCTTTATATGCACCTTTAAATGATTGTCTTATTGCCTCATAGTTTTTTGCTGCAGCAATTATAGAATTAAAGTTACCATCTCTTCCATGTGTAATAGGAGTATTTTCCATATACCTACCTAATCTATCTAACATAGTTGCAATACCTCTATATGCTCTAGATGTAGGTGTTTCATACATTCTTTCACAAAACTTTAATGCTGCAAAGATTGTTTCATCTTCAGTAGAGAACTCTGCCTCAATCTCTTTTAGAATAATAAATTCTTTATCTTGTTCTGGAACAAAAAAGAAAGGATTCATATCCGGATTTGGGCAACACATGTAGAATAAATACAAGTATATTTTTAAGTGATCATCTGGATATTCATCCATCACATCTTTAAGTGCCTTTAATGTGTAGCAATGTTCTGTTGGAACAACTACACCATTTTGAATATCAAACAATTTTGCAAACATGGTTATTTTCTTTTAATAAAGTTTGGACTATTTTTCATATGATTTATTACTGCAATTACTTCATCATATAAATATGGTACTGGTATTAAGTTAACATCTTTTACAATAGGTTCTCCATTTAGATCTAATTTTGCAATAGGATACCCCCATTTATCTTTACCCTCAGTTTCAAATACAATATGGTGAATGTATATTGTTCCTGGTAATAACTTAGGATTATGCTTCAATATCATATACATATAGATACTAAGTTGTAATGAGTAATGATTAAAATTACAATCATCCAAATTAGAAATAGGATGGAGCATCTTCTCTGAGATTCCCTCCCAGTCCTTGAATGACTCCATCTTAATTTCTTTATTTGTTTTGTAATCAATAATATTTACTCTACCATTAACTACTTCTACGAGATCTGATTGTCCACAGATGCCTGCAGACTTAAGATAAACCATATGCTCTGGATAAACACCCGGTTCTAGTTTTTGTGATGGCGCATATTTTATACCATCTTTTAAAGGTAAAGGTGCAAAAATTGGAACTACTGTACCTTCTCTTTCTATTGATGCCAAAGAACATAAGTCAGCTTCTCTTTGGTTATGATACCAAGTACCTAAGTCTACAGCTCTCTTAGCTTCATTTGCCCAGATCTCTTCAATGATCTTAGGTTCTATTCCGTGCCATTTAGACTTAGTATTCTTACTAACTTTTTGAGCAGTCTTTTTTGCATCAAATGGTTTCTTTAAAGATGATACTACAGTAGTTACACTATACCATGCTATTTCAGGTTCAGTAGTTAAACTCTTATAACTATGATCTTTTGCATTAAAGAAAATACTCATAACTGTTCAAGTTTAGTTTCTTCTTCTTCTGTAGCAATAGCACCCCATTTTCCAAGTGGACATTCAGAAGATAATGATCTAGTTTTAAATGTAAGTGAACATCCACATTCATTACAACAAGGTGCCGTTCCTTTTACTGCACATTTTCTACCTTTACTTGAACAACTATCACAGATGTCATATCTAAGTCTAGATATTTCTTCTACTGTTTCATCTCTTACAACACTATTAGTAATTCCTTCTATAATTTGTTTTCTGTTGTCCCAAATTAGTTTAAGCGTGTTTTTCATTTTTTATTTTTTTAAATTGTTCTTTTTTCAATTCTGTTTCATCTAATTTTTTATCTATCTTCTCAAGACTCTCAACTTTTTCTTCAAGCATTTTTTTATTATAATATGCTTTAAAGGTTGATGTATCATGATCAGATAATGCTTTTTTATATCTCTGAATTGATTTTTTAATTAAGCCTGGCCTTGCAACAAATTGACCTAATCCTTCAACATTTATTCTAGGATGACTAAGACTTGTTAAATTACTTCTTACATTCTTATAATACTCCTCTATTAAATCTTGTATAAGTTCTAAAGGAACGTTTTGTTCTTCTGCTAACTCTTTGAATAACTGTGTAGATTTTTTAGGAATCATCTTCCAAGAAATTTATAATCTAAAAAAATGTTTCCCTCAGTTTGTATTTGTAAATTAGGATTAAGACTAACTACCTTTTTATTTTTCGGATCCTTTACAACTAATGCATTCTTTTCACATTTATTTATACAGTTCCTAACGGTTTGTTCTGACTTAAAAATTAAATGTTCATCTGATGCCTCAAAACAAAAACTTGATAATTCAATCGGTCCTATAGTACTAAGCAAAGTCAAGCACTCCAAATCAGAATCACTCAATGATATTTTATTAATATAACAATGAGTAAGTATCTGATATTTAATAACGTCTTTTTTAGACATTACTACTTTCTTCTGTACTTGATTTACTAAAGCCATTTCTATTGTTTTTTAAGCTTTCTTGGAGAAGGCATTTCCTCTGGATTTGGAAAGTCAGAATCATCATCTTCTGATTGATCTGGGTTTTCCATTTGATTCATTAACATAGCATATTGCATTTGAACAGTTGTTCTTTTAAATCTTACTTCATCAATTTGAAAGAGTAGTTGCTCGTGCTCTAATTGTGCAGTTAAATACGGCTTAGATTCATTATAGAAATTAAGCATTTCTTTTCTTTTCATTTCTAGTTCTTCAGGTGTAAATACCTTTTCTTGAGATTGATTTTCCATTTTTATATATTTTTAGTTTACACAAATATACAAGAAAAGTTTAAACAAGATATATTTAAACAAAAAAATCCAGGTACTGTATATACCTGGATTATCTTACTTAGAGAAGATTAAGTAATATTATCTATTTTTAAATGTAAAATTTAAAACAGTAAGTGCATAAAAATTTCTTGCAGGATCAATCTCTAAAGAAAAGATATCTACTAGAGATACTCTACATCTTATTGTAATTGTTCTCCAACTAGGTTTATGACTTTTCCAACCGTTTCTAAATTTCATTTTGATAAAGATTTAAGCATTTCAATCATTTTTGGCTGAGGAGAAATATCACTCTTATCTTTACGGTAAGAGTTGTGAGTATATAATCCAGGAACTGCACTCAGCGCATTCTTGGATACTTCCCACATATCTTTCTCATTATATGTGAGTGGGATATCCCATATCTTATTCCAATAGACTAGTAATTGTTTTACAGATTCTATTTGAGCATCCGTGTAAGCATGATAATAAAGATGTCCTTTATAAGGTCTATCTAGTTTGCATACTTGATCAATAGGTACTTCTCTATTTACATAGTTGTAATACTTTCCATCTTTCAAAGTCAATGGTCCCCAATTGCATATCTCAATTCCTATTGATAATGGGTCAAGAGATTTATATGGCAATCCATTTGCACGGAATACATCTGGTTTAATACCTAAATGATATGCCCAATATTTAGATGAGAATGCCTGACAAATTTCTCCATCATATGTATCTTTAGATATACCTTTTCCAGATATAGTTACACATGTTGCAATTCTACCCCTATTATCAGTATTCCACATTTTAATTACTCCAGGACCTGATGAATTACCTGCAGTATGATGTAAAACAATCTGAAGTTTTTTAATATCAGATTTGATATATTGAGATTCTGATAAAGGAACTTGTTTTATTTTCTTTAAGTCTAAAGAACTCATTTTTTTTTCTTATTAAATTTTTTAGCATAGAATTTAGCAAGCCATTCTCCTACTCTTTTTAATGCAGAATTTTTAGCATCAACATTAACTACAGTACCTTCTTCTGTTTTAGTTACATTCACATCAAGTTTCTCACTATCCAATTTGAATTCTTTCTTTTCTTCATCTTTGTGAATTTCAACATCAACTTTTTGAGTATCAACTACTACATCAACTTTTTGACCTTCTTTCTTGGCCTTTACATTTACTTTTTTGGTTTTTATTTCCACCTCAAAGTCTTCTACTTTTTTTTCTTTCTTTGACATTTTATATTATTTATGGATTTACAATAATTTCAGAATCATCAACTGTTAACTGGGCAGTTGTTGCTACTGTTGCACTTACTGCTGCGATATATGTAGCAGTTGTTATAATTGCTGCTGGTAATGCTACTGGTGCAGCTATAATTGCTCCTGCAACTGCTCCTGTAATAATAGCCCACCTTTGTACTTTTTTCCAAAACTTTGGTGTCTTACTATTCCATCTTTCTTTAATTGTTTTCTTTCTCATGATTTATTGGTTTTATAGGTTCATCTTTTATATATTTTGATAGTTGTTTGAGTATTGGAGAATACTCTGTCCATCCTAATCTTTTAAAGTTTTCTAGATTTGACCAGATTAAATTAATAATTACATAGTTATAAAAAGCATAATGCAACCATTCATAAATATTAAAAGTGAATCCAAAGATAGGTTTTATTTTTATATTAGTTGCCATTGCATGAGATATTCCTATCATTAACATATAAACAAATAATTTAAACCAGCCTTTTCCAAAGAGTTCAGAATCAAATTTTTTACCTTCTTTCTTAGAAGCTTTAAGTCCTGTATAGAATTCAAGTCCAAAAAGAAGTACAATCCCAATACCTACTGGCAGTACTATTCCAAACACTGTGTTAAAATAATAAGCAATAGCTGCAAAAATAGCACTTACACCTGTACAAGTTCCAGCCATTTGAGGATGAAATGCACTTGTTAGAAAATGATCCATATCTCTGTATCCTACTGAAATTACCAATTTTGTAAGTGTTGTTTTCATTTCCTACCAATATCAATATATTTTATTTAATGTAAAGATATCTGAGTAAATAGAATTAAGTGGTGATGTACTACTAAACTCTGCTGTAACATCTAATGTATTTGATGTTGTTGTATCAAAGGTTGTATTGTTTACTGTATTAAAACCAAATCCTTCTGATGTTCCATTAGATTGTTTTATACTTAAAAAATTAGCAAGTGTAACAATTGAAGCTACTCCTGCAGCACCAACGGCTCTAATAGTAAAGTCCAATGATAAAGACCAAACAGCATTTGTAGTAGCAGGTAAGGTTTGTGCTCCACTATCAGCTAATATTATAGATCCTGTTTTAATTCTGATTCTAATTGTATCACCATTTTTTGCTGACAGTAAACCACCAAAGTCTCCTCTGAAAGTATCTCCAACTGAAAATCCATTTGCTGGAACTGTTAAGCTACCTACTCCACCATCAATTAAAGTTAACTCAGCTGTTGTACCAGTAATTACTGGACTATTTCCCAACTGTGCAAATAAACCATAGTTAGTAGCTGCAGGTCCACGCAAATAAATTTCAGTGCTCATTATTTATGATAACCAAGTGATTAAAAATGTTGTACCTGTTGCATCATAGTTTACACCATTGATGGTATTATTTAAAGTTCCTGGATCAAAATTAACTGTTGTTCCTGCAGGAATTGGTTGTCCATCCATTATACCAGGAGCTGATCCAACATTTGCTATAGAAAATCCATAAGAAGGTGGTATACTTCCAGAACCTGCAGTACTTAATATATTAGCACTTCTTGTTTGAGGACCAAAGTATTGAGCTATACCAGTATATATATTATCTAATCCTTTTAAAACTCTAAACTGCCATGGCCAGTTATTTCCTTGTAGACCACTATTTTTTAAGTCTCCTATACTATTTGACATGACTTTAAATATTAATTAATTTATATACTTCCTGGTCTTACAATCTGAACATTAAATTCTAGTTCAGGAGTTTCTCGGTCATCAATAACTACAAAAGCTCCTACAGGAACACCATCTTCATATGCAGCTTGAACAGAATCATAAATTCCTGCATTTAATAACATTCTTAAAAGATTAGTTAGTTCTACTGCTTTTGAATCATTGTTCTCAACAAAAAGTTTATTTATTGTATAAACTTGAGCTGAAATATTATCTATCGTTAGTATTTCCATGATATTTTTAATTTACAATTTTAACAATTAAATCTGTACCAGATACTGTTACATAAAAATCTCCTTTTGTTAAACCAGCAGCTATAGCAGCTGCATTGTTTGCATACTGTCTTGCAGCAAATTTTACTCCGGCATCTTTTAGAAATTTATCAGCAGATCTGTTTTGATATTGCCACATTTGTGTAAGTGGAGATCCATACTCCGGCATTACACTCTGTGCATTATCTACATTTTCGTATTCAGGTAGTGCTCCCATGATTATATTATTTGGTTATTATACGGTTAATAAAAGTTTATATGCTACACCATTTATAGTTACTGGCAAGTAATGTGTTTGTGTTTCAGTAGAAAGTACAACTGGACCTACTGGAGTTGCTAAACTACCAATTACAAGTTGTCCACTTCCGGTAGCTGTAGCACCTTGTCCAATTACAATACAGTTATTAAATGCACCAGTATCAGTATCAGAACCAATTGCTGTGTTATTAGATCCTGTTGCAGAAGCCATTGATCTACCTCCAATTGCAGTATTCTTTAAACCTGTAATATTATTAGCTAATGTATTATATCCTAAAGATGTGTTATTGGCTCCAGTTGTCATATTTTGACCTGCCAAATGTCCAACGCTTGTGTTGTTATTTCCAGTTGTAAGATTTTGGTAACTTGCATTACCAATTACAATATTATATGATCCACTTAATGATGCTGAATTTAATACTGAACCTGAACCCATAGCTACGTTATTACTACCTGTTGCACTACCAGATAAGGTTTGATAACCAAATGCTGTATTATTTGAACCAGTATTATTATTACTTAAAGCAAAAGTTCCTACAGCAGTATTATAACCACCATTGGTAGTACTTCTTAAGGCATATCTACCCATAGCAACATTGGATGTGCCAGTCGAAAGAGTTCCTAAAGCACCTTCACCAAAAGCTGAATTATTAGTTCCAGTTGAAACAAATGCTAATGCACTCTGTCCAAAAGCTGAATTACTAGTTCCACTTGATATATTTGATAATGCACCCTCTCCAAACTGTGTATTACTTGAAATATTACCCGTCCCATTACACCATACAGTTCTATTACTATTATCATATTCAAACTGCGGTGGTAAACTGTAGTTAGGTACATTTAAAGTTGAACCTACTAAAGTTGCAACACCAGTTGTACCAGTTGTAGTTAGAGTTGCAATACCTGATGGACCAGCTGGACCTTGAGGACCAATTGGACCAGTTGCACCCGCAGGTCCTACGGGACCTACAAGACCTTGTGGTCCTACTGCACCAGGTGCACCAGTTGCTCCTGTTGCCCCAGCAGCTCCGGCAGGACCTGTTGCTCCTACAGCAGCTAATAGTGCCCAATTTCCTGGATCAGATGGAGGATCTAAAAAAGATGGACCTGCACCTGCAGGATTATAACAGAAATAAGATGCTCCACCAAAAGAAACAGCATCATTTTGTGCATAAGTTGCGGATGGATCCCAAAGTCCTTGCCAAGTTAATCCTGCAGGTCCGATTGGACCCTGTGGACCCGTTGCTCCTGTAGGACCTTGTGGGCCAGTAGCACCTGTCGCGCCACTAGCTCCAGTAGCACCAACAGGACCGGTAGCACCAACAGGTCCAGCAATTCCTTGTAGTCCTGTAGCTCCGGCTGCTCCAGCTGGTCCTGCTGGACCTGTAGCACCTATTGATGTTAATAATGCCCAGTTACCTGGATCTGAAGCTGGGTCACTTGCAGATGTTACACCTGCAGGATTTGTACAAAAATATGTAGAACCTCCAAATGCTACTGCATCATTTAATGCATATGTAGCCATAGAAACCCAGTTACCTTGCCAGTTTAAACCTGCTGGTCCTACTGGTCCTTGAGGCCCTTGAGCACCTGTTGCCCCTTGAGGTCCCGCAACTCCTTGAATTCCTTGAGGTCCGGCAGGTCCTGTTAATCCAATTGGACCTTGTAAACCTGTAGCTCCTGTTGGACCGACTGGACCCGCAGAGCCTGTGGCACCTGTAATACCCTGAATACCTTGAGCTCCTGTAAGACCAATAGGTCCTTGAGGGCCAGTTAAACCTATAGGTCCTTGTATACCTTGATTTCCTTGTGGACCTTGTGCACCTTGAGATGCAAGTAAAGCCCAATTAGTAGAATCTAAATCAGGAGTTAATGTTCCTGCTGTTGCATTAATACAAAAATATGATGCTCCACCATAAGCTACTGCATCATCAACCACATATGATCCACCAGATACCCATGAACCTTGCCAATTTAATCCAGCTGGACCAACAGCACCTGCTGGGCCTTGGATTCCTTGAGGACCTGCAACCCCTTGGACTCCTGATGCTCCCGTTGCTCCAGTTAATCCTTGAGATCCTATTAATCCTTGAGGTCCTTGAAGTCCTTGCGCACCCTGTGGACCAACAGGTCCCTGTGCTCCATTAGCTCCCTGAACTCCAGTTATACCTTGGATACCTTGTGCTCCTTGAGGTCCAACGGGTCCTTGTGGACCAACTTGACCTTGACCAACTTGAGTTAAAAAATTTTGAACAGATATGCCTGCAGCTAAAAAATCATCATCTCTTTGATCATCTTTAATACCGATTGGTATTAAGGTTTTAGTAGGATCAACAGAAGTTACTACACGTCTACTTCGTAACCAGTATATAAAATTTAAAATGTCCATGGTATTTTTTGATTAGTTAAATATACTATAATATACAAAAAATAATTTAGATAACAAACTATTCAAAACAAAAAAATCCCCAGTTTTGCAACCGGGGATCATTTTGCTGTATTGCTAGAAACAAGGAAAGAAACACAGACTATAGTAGTAAGCCGATTGTTAGTGCAAGAGCTAACATAACTGTAATACAAATATTTGCAAGTTTAAAATCATCTTCATTAATAACATACTGCTGTGATATTTTATCATACACAGGCTTATATAAGATGTGTGCTATTGCCCAAAACATGGCAATAACAACGAACATAATTATAATTGCAATTATTTTCATGACTTATAATTTATCAATCCTTCTTTGTAAATATACTAAAGCTTTTTGTAAATCTTCTTTTTTGTTAGAAGTTTTTTTACCAGCTCGCGCTAAGTACTTCATAACATTGCCTAGATAAAAGTCTTTATCTAGTTCCCAGGCTTCTAGTACATTAAATACTTCATAAGTATTTCCGGCCCCACCATAATACTTAGGTCTGTTATAATCCAATATTCTATCATCAATAGGTTTTTCAATAGAATTTATTGTATTATACTTTCTGTACATTTGGGTATTGTACAAGTTTTCTGACTCTTCTGTATAATTTACCATACTATTGCTATAGAATTATCTGGAACAAGTATTTTTATTTTTCCATCGATCTCTATTTTTTCTCCAGTTTCTAAAGCATATGATTGAATATAAACTTTATCACCTGCTTTTAAATCAGCTACTTCATCACCTACGGCAAAGATTTCAAGCTTTTGCCATTTCTTCATTGCTTCTTGCATGATTGCTTCTTCATCTTTAGCAGATAATTCAACCGGTGATTTTTTAATTTCTGGTATTGTTACCAAAATTCTTTTTCCTCTTAGACTTTTCATTATATTGGTTTTATTTATTACGCATCATATTTTTGACCTATTGTAATTACAGGTGTAGATACAGAGGTTTCTTTTTTTTCTGGTTTAATTTCTGTATCTGATAGTAAAGATAACTTAATTTGTTCTATTAAACCTACTAAGCCAAAATTACCATAAGCTTTTTCATTTATGTGGATTTCCATTCCTTCTTCAGTTTCTACTATAGAAAGCATTATTGATTTTTCTGTCATATGCAAATGTAATAAATTATTCGTTATCATAGAACATTCTTTCTGAATCTTCTGTACTCCACTTCTCAAATCCCTCACAATTATAGTAATCTTTGTTTACCAAATAATCTGGTTTTTCAGGGAATGGTTTAGTAACAAAGCTAGGCTCAGACCATTTGATTCTATTATTTGGTTGCAAAGCTATCTGCCCATTGTCAAGTAAAATAATGTGATGACTCTTATGCTCTAATGGATCTTCAGCTAAAGATATGTCAGTGTTAATATCTCCACTACCCCAGTTTATTGTAGCATAATATTTACCAGGATAAAACTTTCTATCCTTCATATAAACTTCTACAGGAGTATCATAAAGATATGATAGATGTATTATTGTAAAGTTATATGAGAAGCAGTTCCATATCTGTAAATAATGAAAGGGTAGATCTGGTTCTGGTAATTCTGGTTCTGTCAGTAATGCATGACTTGGTAGTTTATCTCTAAGTACTCCATTCTCTAACAGTACTTGGAACAATGCAGCTTGTCCCGGTAGACATCTTACAGATATAATTACCCCCGGGGTAAATTCTCCATGACCCTTTTCTCCTTGGTACATGTACTCATTCCTAACAAATACTTTGAGAGGAAAAAAGTTGTGTTCAATATATGCCATTATTTTTTAAAGAAGTTTTTCTTTGGTTGTTCTTTAGAGCTAAAACCCAGCTTTTCAATTATCTTGTTTGCTTCGTCTTCTGCAAAGGTAATAACTTCTTCTTCTTTATCCTTGATATTCCAATTATTTAGTAAAATGCTCATGTGCACAGTTTCATGCATAATAGCTGTAGCTTTCTCTGTAAGACTATACTTCTTAAAAGTACCCATATTCAAAAACAAGAAAGGTTTGTAGGGAGCTTTAGCTGTAAGTTTTTTATCAGCGGGATCATAGTTAGTAAGACCATAGATGTAAACTCCATTACCTTTAGTCTTATCTACTTCTTCAGCCTGAGCATCTGCTCTACTTAAGCCATGCATTTCCGGAACCTTGTAATAGTCAAATATCTCGGTAGCATCATTACCAATAAGTAAGATATACTTACCCATGTCAAACTTCTTCATATACTAATATACAAATTATTTACCAAACTCTGTATTACCATAAGCATCACATTTCTGAGAGGACTTGCACCCAGTCATGAAATACCCTATAGCAACTCCTATACATACAGCAAATATATACAGGCAAAATAGTTTCCACTTATCCATAGAACAAATATAATAAAATAACAAAGGCCCGGGCTTTCAACTCCAGACCTTTGTGCTATGTATTAACCCCTTAATATAGCTTCACAAATATATAAATTAAATTGGGAAAGATCTACTATCCACTTTTTTTTCTATATAATTTTTATCATTTTCATCAACTGAGTCTTTTACAGAAAAAGTAATTATTCTACCACCTAATGGTTTTGGAGGAGCACCCCTCTCTATATGCCAACCATGTGATCCTTCACCATACTCTTCTTTGTATGTCCCAGTAATGCAATGATGAATCTGTCTTTGTTGAATCTTGTATTTACCATTATGGTTTAATAAACTTTCTCTAACATCATTACGAGAAGAGTTCTCATGTATGTGACCCATGGTAAACAAATCCATATCCTCATACATCTCTAAAGCACGAGTAAGATTCAAAGCACCTTTAGTCACAATACCTCCACCGCCAGAACCATGATAGTACTTATGCTTAAATGAAGCTGTTGAGTTTTTTCTATAGTGCATAGTATAAACTATCCAACCACCATACCCGCCAATTTGCATATTAGTATTATACTTAAGGTTCATCATCTCAACAAACCTCTTAAGTAGATCAGTCTCCTGATACTTAATTATCCCGGTCTCATGATTACCATAACCAATAACCTTGATAATATCGGCATATGGTTTAAACCACTCTACCGCAGTCTCTACAATTGAATCTAAGTAAAATGCATTATTATGTTCCGGGAGTATATCTGACTTATTCCTTCTATTATCCCCCCTCCCTTGCATAAGACAGAATAGATCCCCTACAATAACAACAGGTAGACTATTCTCCTTACAGTAATTAAGATGTTTCTTTAAAAGCTTTCTATCACAATGTGGATTATCCCAGTGTATGTCTGACAACACAGCAACCTCTGCTGTCTTTCCAGTAAGACTTATACTATGTATATTCTTACTAATCTTCTTAACCTCCATGTATCTGGTTTAGTGGGTTACATTATAATATACAAAAATTTTTCTTGGCACCAAAATTATTTCATATTAGAGGAGGAGATGGATCCCGGCTGCAGGGGCCCCCACCCCTTAGCCGGACTGGTGGTACCCCCCAGTCTGAGCCAGCTGGCAGATTGCATCTGACCATCTGTCTAAGAAAATTTCCTTGGCAGGAAATGTTTCTATGACTGTACCATGCTGTGCATGCTACACTAGCTGTCATGTCATCACAAGCTCTGACATAGGACAGCTCTTCTGGCTAGCCCTGAACATAATATAAAATATTAAATTTTATCTTATGAATAATCTTATCATTCGGGTTATTGCTAACCCAAACTCAAAGAAAACCTGGGTTGTCTATCCCAGTGCAGGCATAAAGCCTTTCGTTATAGACAAGACCAGGTGCAAAGGTGTCAAGCTTAAGCCCAACAAACATTATGTTGTTGAGCTTAAGCATGCAAAGAGTAAAACTCCACCTTTGCCTGACACCATATTTGTATATTGCATATATGCATATGGTGAGCTGATGTTAGACAAGTCTACCACAGCTAAGAAGAAAGGGAAGTAAGATTCCCTTTCTAAAGGGATTTTATCCCTTTTTTTCTTTCTAGCCCAGAACATAACATAAATAAATTTATTGTTATGAAAACACTTTTTGACCTGTCAAAAACTATTCCTGTGATAACTGAAGTTCCACAGGCATCAATGGCCATATTAGACTGTGGCTCCACCAAAGTCTTAATGCCCCTATTATCAGATGAATACAATGGTATTCAACAGATAAACAGTCTTTGTTGGACAACATTGTCCAAAAAGACTTTTGACCAAATGTATGAACTTATTTCCAAGGAAATAACTTGCATACATATTGATTCTCATATCTATTGCCTTGCAGACAAAAGTTATGAGAATAGAATGGCCAAGGCCATTAATGATGATTATGCTTTAGCACCATAATCATCAAAAGGGATTTTATCCCTTTCTTTTTCCCTTTCTTTCTAGCCCTTAACTTAAAATGAAATCATTTTAAGTAAATCAATTTTATTATGCTAACAAAATTAATTTTTGCACTATACCTGTTAACAGGCACAGTGACCCCTCAAGATGAACATGAGGGGAGAGAAACATATACAATCTTCTTAGAAGATGGTACATGTATAGAACATGCCTATGCAGGCGAAGTTCTAGAATGGATTGAGACAGGCTCATTCCATTATAACGAAGACTTAGAGGATTAACATCCTCTAACTCTTCTGAAGAGTTATTCTAACTCTTCTTTTTTTCCCTTTTATTCTAGCCCTTAACATAAATTGATAAATCAATTAAATTTTATAAATTATGGCTTTACAAGCAAAATTTCTAAAAGTTGGCAAAGGTGGAACCTTAGCCATCTATGAAGTGCGTGGCACTTCAACTGAGTTAGCATCTTACGTTGCTAACAACTTTAAAAACAGCGAACCTGTTTTCAAATCTACTCCGGATGGCAAGCTCATCCTGAGTAATGGAAATAAAGTTCCACTTTATTTCACTTCTTACCCGTTACCGGGCAAGAATATGTGGCACCCTTTGTATCAAGTACAAATGGGTGACAATGCAGGTTCTTGGACTTTAGACAAGTCAGAACTGCAATTTGATGCTCTTGTTGCCAAGAGCCTCGGTGCTGACTTAGGTCAGGCAATTGCAGCCGAGTCTGCAAAAAGGTATGCTGATAGCACACCTGTGTCATCATCTGCATCAAGCTTGCTTGATGAAGAAGATGATAGTGAAGAGGACTTCACTGCAGATGCTTCTGAAGAAGCAAATTTGGAAACTGTTGAAACAACAGCTCCCAAAACAGCTAAGACTAACAAGTAGCCTTAGCAAAATAATAAGAGTAGCCACTAACGTGGTTACTCTTTTATTTTTTCAAACCTGAAACATAACCCTCTTTCTTCTAGCCCGTAACATAGTTTGCTATTGCACTCTTTATAGAGTGCTAATACAAGAAACATACAAGTAATATGTAGTTATTTTAAACATTGTGTTTTAAATTTTACAGTTAATAGGCTCAAAGTATAGGGAAATATACTTGCTACTTGCATGTATCAGGTTTCAGGTTTCTAACTTTTTGATTAAAATCTTTTGTCTCCACCGTGTGTAGCAAGTAGACTTTAGTATTGATAATCAGATAGTTACAAAATGCGGAAATAAGTATGTATATATCTGTATGTTATGTATATTGTTACTACTTACTACTTTATACCTTCTACTTATCTTGTATTATTGTATTATAATACTTTAGTATTATATAGATTTTATATAGCTAAACCTAATTGTGTAACCAACTAAACACATATATATGAATTCTGTTAATAGAATTACCATTACAGAAGATTATGCTTTACAGCTTAATACTTCTATTGAAGCTCTTATACTAGAGCAAGAGAAACAAGGCTTCCGGGAAGTTAATAGATACACACATCCTGCGGTAGGATTAGTAGTTGTTCTAACTGATGCACCTGTACCTGATTATTCTCTTGCACCATGAGTAATAGAGATTCATTCCTTATAGGCTTTATACTTGGAGCTGTTTCTTTCTGCGTACTTATACATATAGTATTACATGTTATTGTAAAGAAAGAAACTCCCGGGAAAGCCTCTCAGCACATCAAGACTGAATACTTTCTTGAAGTGTCTGAAGACAGCATTAAAGTTGAATCTTTACATGGTAATGTTTATCAAGGTACATATAGTGACCTTGATAGCATTATCTGTAAGGATAATCTTTAATTATTAGTACATCAACTGTAAATAACCGAGGGGGAGTTTTTAACCTTTGCACTCTATGCGGTTTACATACAAGTAGCAATACTTGAGGGGGTTGTTGATGTCAAGCAAAGTTCATTACTGTTAGTAAACAGTGACAAACCTGTGGGGCTACTATTGGGTTCTATATTTCTCCTGCAAAGAGAGTATAGTACTGACATATCATTTGCAGTGATATGAATCCAAAGTTAGTGCAGACTTAAAAATCAGGTATTTTACACATAGTATTGATAAAGCTATGTGAGTTTAATTTAAACTATCATTATCATGAGAACTTATTAGTCTCATGTTATATGATTATCTATTCTCCTTCACAAGATTCCACTTGGGAGAATACAGCTGACTGAAGTGGAATTCAGTTTACTTACAAGAATAAGGATTCAGCGATCCTTCTCTATGGCCTAGGAAACCATATGTGTCTTGTACAGTTGTTTAAATATTGAGCACAATCAATATTATTATTATTACTAACAATCAAGTCCTGTGTACCTAGCACAGGCAAGTCCTCAAACTAAAAAAATTAAGTTATGATTGTTAAAACTATGATTGAATTGTTCCAAGGTAATTTAACCAAGGTACAATATGTTAAGTATTCTAATGGTAAAACTATTAAAAGAATACTTGGTAAAGATAATGTTCCTGAATTCATCATTAATCTGTAAGACTATGAAGAATTATATGCCATATATCTTTGTTGTTCTTTTGTTAGGAACATTTTCCGGGTTACTTATGTCTATGGGAAGCAACATACTTGCTTCTGTAGGTATGATGTCATTATTCTGGGCAGCTATGCTTGCTCCCGTATTGGTTAGCAAGTAACCATACTATCCTGAGTAGGATATAAAACTGCTCACTGCCTATTGTATTATTAAAGACATGAAAGAGTCAACTGTAAAAATCAGTTATAATACAATAAGAAATGGTGAAGCAAAACAGTTAAACAGAAACCATTAATAGCAGTTATTTACTCTCATCCAAGCAGGATAACATACTACCATTGAGCTTATGATGCTCCGTGATGGATGTATGTCAAGGGTTGCAACCTTGTGAGAGTACCAATAATCAGATAGAGAAGAAAGTTCTCACTCAGCAGTATAACTGACTAGTATACACTTATGTCTAGTCAACATAAGAAAAACTGAGAGGTCAGCAGGTGAAAGTCCTGCTTCTGATTAAGATACAATAGAAAGGCAGTGATATTCTGCGTATACCTGAGCATGTAGACAAAAGGCTCATTTTTTTAAACTTAATTAATCACTTATAAATAAACTTAAAATGAAAATTCATTTAAACTCAAGACAAGGTCTCTATGAAGTAGAGACATATGGTAGAGATACAATTACATTATCTACCAAACATAATGTGTTTCAAGTACCAGTATCTGATTTTAAATCATTTGCCGGTGGTAATTGGAACTTTAATGTACCCAAAGAAAAAATGGATACATTTTTATCAGTTGTTCAACCTGATAAATATAAAATACAAGTTGAACAAGAGAATCAAATACTAACTCTAGCTGTTAGATTAGGTATGATTCAAGATGCAGTTAAAGCACAACAATCAGTTGTTGTAGAAG